ATTTCAAGTTTCAGGAACAGGAACAACAATTTACACAAATGCCACAACTTATAGTGGAGAATTTCATACAGCTAATTTAAGATTAACTAGCAATGAGATAAAAACAACAGCTAATAATTTAGTTTTAAATAAGGATAACGGAGGTCAACATATTTTAATGAATACAGGAACAACAACAGGCAAGGTGGGCATCGGCGTGACTTCGCCCAATTCAGACTCAAAATTAGATATAGGAGGAAACGGCAGTAATATTTATTTTTCAAGCACAGCCAACATTCAGCGACAAAGTGATGCTGCTTATGATACATATTTTCCTTCCTTCACGAATTCAATAATTAGGTATGCGGATACGAATACTGCATTTACTGGTGTCGGTGCAAAATTAAATAAATCACATGAAATAGAATTAGGATATGATATGAATGCAAAGGCATTGTATAGCGGAGATACTAAGTATTATCCAAACAGACATGCTATGCATTTTAAATTAGCTGGTTACGGGGATTCCCCAACTTTGGAAACAAAGATGAGTATAATATCAAACGGCTACGTGGGCATTGGTACAGATTCGCCTTATAGGAAATTGCATATAAAAGGAGATGGAGGATATAGTGCCGCTCTTCAAATAGAATCCACGGCGGCCACCAATGCCGGATTTATGTATATTGAACGAAACACTAATGGAAAAGCTTATGTATTAAATAAGAGTAGTCACGCTTTAATACTTGGGGCTAATAACAGCTACAATCAATTATATTTAGAAAACAATGGCAACGTGGGCATCGGCACGGATGAACCCGGAGAGAAATTAGATGTAGTAGGAAATATTAGAGTAAAAGGAAGTTCGGAACCAAAATTAATAATTGAAAATACTGATTCAACTCTTAGTGAAAATCAAAGAATAGGATCATTACAATTTAAGCAAAACGATACAAATGCGCAAGCTCCTGGAAAAATAGGAGAAATACGTATGGAATCTATAAAACAAACGCATGATCCTAATTATAATTATTATGGTGAATCTGCTAAAATGATTTTTAGTGTATCACAAACGGCCAGTAATAATGCCAATATAGATGCTATGACAATTACTAACTACGGCAATGTGGGCATCGGCACAACTTGGCCAGCATTGCCCTTAGACGTCCATGGTAATTATATTGGTAGATGGTTAGGTTCTAATCATACTAACGCCACCGGTACTTACTACAAACACGGCGAAAGTGTAAGAGATAGTTATTACATGGGTCGATGGGACGGTCCTATCGCGATGGGCACCAACAAAGCTTTTTTGGGTATGGAATTAAAAGTTGATACAGGGTCAATTATGGGTCAACCTGGTAGTGGTGATAACCAATCAGCTATAATGTTTCATACTTGGGGGAACAGTATAGCCAACTCCCGAGAAGTTATGCGAATAGATTCGAACGGCAACGTGGGCATCGGCGATACTACGCCCAGTTATAAATTAGATGTTACTGGTCAAGTAAGAGCAACAAGCGGATTCAGAGGAGATGTAACAGGAAATGCTTCAACCGCTACAACACTTCAAAACGCAAGAACTATTGGTGGAGTTAGTTTTAATGGTTCTGCGAATATTAATCTTCCGGGTGTAAATACCGCAGGTAATCAAAATACAAGTGGAAGTTCTGGTTCTTGTACAGGTGGAGTTAAGGTTCAGGCATCAACTGTAAGTTCATACACATACTACATACCATATAGTTCATTAGATGGAAGTCCTACACAATTGTATAATAATTCAACTCTTTCATATGTTGGAAACACAAATACAATAAATTGTAATGTAACAGGTAGTGCTGGTAGTATATCAGGTATTACTAATAGTAATATTGTTAAATTAACATCAACGCAAACACTCACTAATAAAACTTTGACATCTCCTACATTAACTACTCCTGCTTTGGGAACACCTGCATCTGGTAATTTAATAAACTGTGTATCATGGCGTGCTGGATCTTCTTCAAATACTGTTTTTGGTGAAGGAGTGATGAATGACGCAGACTCGGAATGTAATGCAAATACAGCATTTGGACAATATTGCCTTAGAAATGGTCACACATCATGCGATCAAAATACTGCGATTGGTTATAGGTCAATGTATGATTTAGGAACTGGTTACCAAAATGTTGCTGTAGGATCATACTCGCTATGGAATGCAACAAGCGCAAGATATAATACCGCAATTGGTTATGAGAGTTTGCCTGCTACAACCACAGGTGAATATAATGTAGGAGTTGGTATGTCCGCTTTAAGATACTTAACTACAGGGGATAAAAATATAGGTATTGGATATGATGCTGGGCAGGCAATAAAAGAAGGTGACTATAATATCGCAATAGGTATGAATTCTGGTGTCACATCTAACTCTGGAGAGAATACAATTTGTATAGGATATAATGCTACTGTAACAGGAAGTAATATGTGTAGAATAGGTAATTCTAGTACAAAAGTGGGCATCGGCACATCGAGCCCTGAAAGAACATTTGAAGTTCAGGTGAGTGACACGGGTTATTCATCAAATCCCAATAGTTCTATGGTAATAGAAAGGAATGATGACAGTAATTGGTTATCCTTTTTAACGAATGATAGTAAGGAAAGTGGAATATTATTTGCATCCTCTTCAAGCACTGCACACGCGGTAATCCGACATAAAACGGGGGATGGATTACAATTTAGAACAGGTGGAAACAATACAAGAGTATATATACAAGAAAATGGCAACGTAGGCATCGGTATAGATCCCAGTTATAGACTACATGTCACCGGAGGTGAGATAGGGTTGAAGGGGACGACCTACATGTCGCATATTTTCCATAGTACATATGAAGATTGGTATATAAGATCAGGAAAACTTGGAGGAACAGTATACATACAAGATGGACAAAAAGGAAATACCTATATTGGCTCAGAGATTATTTATTGGGACGTCAAGAATCGTGGTTTTGGCAACGATCAGAGTGCAACTTCAACAACAGCACCGGGTAATGAATTTGGCAGTATAAGAATAGGACTGTCACCAACGTCGGGCAATACGTCCTCTGCGGGAAATCATATGTGTAAATTATCTATTAGAGGAACCTTTGGCAGCAGCCATAATGGTGTATATACAGGTATATTTGGTATTTACGCTACAGGGCATAACTGGGATATTACAAATAGATGGTGTTTTCTTAGTAATGGAAGATCAAGAAATAATACATCATATGGTAGTGTTAAAACAGCTTCAGACGATAGAATAAAGCATAATGAAGAAATTATAGGAGACTGTTTACATTTGGTAAGACAGCTTGTTCCTAAAAAATATTTTAAATCAAATGATGGTATAATATATGATTATGATCATAACTATGAATTAAATTCGGATGGACATCCTATAGATGAAAATGGAAATATAGCAGACGCAGAAATTGAGTACGGATTAATCGCACAGGAAGTAGAACTAATAGGATTAAATAATTTAGTTTATAATACCGAAGTGGCCTATGATGTAAGTAATAATGCTTTAAAATCTCTGGATTATAATGCTATAAATATGTATCATATAAAAGCAACAAAAGAAATCGATGAGATACAACAAGAAGAAAAAACAAAATTGGCGGGAGCAGAAGCGAAAATAGCAAGTTTAGAAACAAAGTTGTCTGAAGAAACCGAAAAAGTGTCATACTTAGAAACAAAGTTGTCTGAAGAAACCGAAAAAGTGTCATACTTAGAAACAAAGTTGTCTGAAGTATTATCAAGATTAGATGCAACAGAAACAAATCTCCCAGCAGCCGAAGCAAAACTCGCGGCAGCAGAAGCAAAATTAGCGGCAGCAGAAGCAAAAATATCAAACATGGCTGAAGAAACGGCTGAAGAAACGAAAAAAGTATCAATAAAGGTGACAGAAAATAGAGAAAATATATCATACTTAGAAACATTGTTGTCTGAAGAGAAGGAGAAAGTATCATACCTAGAAACAAATTTGAGTGAAGTATTATCAAGATTAGAATCTTTGGAAAATAATTAATTAATTTAATATTAAATTTATTTTAATATTAAACTATTGAACGAGATAGGTATGAATAGTAAATATGTTATGATTATTTTTGGGTGGGATAATATAATATGGATAATTCCAATAGGGAGGAAAACAAATTAAATCACCATTTTTAATTTTAATCTGGATATTTTGATTTGGAAATTTAAAAAAACAATCGGAATTACTAGTATTTATACAAAAAAAAGCGGTAAAACTCCTAATATTAGGAAGTTTCGGATACAATGTTTTAATAGGACCAGTATGAAATGTAGTAGTGTCATAAATTTTACTTATAATATAACCTTCATCATTCTTAATTACAGCACCAGTATTACAAATCAAAAATTTAGAATATTTATTAAAAATATTTAATACTTTACTATCAAAGACATTTTCGGAATGTTCTTTATTTTTGTTTCCCATACAATTTAAAAGATATTGATGACAATTAGCAAAATTATTTTTTTTTTCAATAAAAAACTCGGATTTTTCATCTTGTTTTCTAGAAAAAAAAGAAACAATATCATTAGATAACTTATCATCCATAACATTTTTAAATAAATATATAGAATCTTTTGAAAAATATTTAAAATTAAATTTTGAATCAAAGTAGGTTTGCATTGTATAGTATAATAATATGATTATCTTTTTATATAAAGTATATAAATAGATAATTATTAAAAATATTAAATATGATGAATGAACCACTAGTAGGTGATGTAAAAAAAAATTATTTTTTATTTTATGGTGCGTCAATATCAGTAATTTTAAGTATGTTAATGTTGTTTACTTTAACAGGATATACAGCATATATCTCAACATCAGCAAGTGAATTAATATCAAATATGAATAACGTAGTAGATGAATTGGGAGAAATTCTTCCGGAAACAGAGCAATCTTTAAATATATTGAAAGCAATATGTAGCCATGAAAATTTTAGTAAATGGCATGGTTTTGAATGTAATTTTAAATAAAAATAAAGATATAAAAACAAATAAATATGTAAAAAATATAGATAAAATGGATAATCCTCTAATAGGAAATAGAGAAGAAAATTATAAATTTTTCTATTGTGCTTCTGGTTCAGCTATTTTAAGTATGATAATTTTATTAATAATAACAGGGTATACAGCACATATTTCAGGAACAGCGACAGAATTAATAAGGGATATGACAGTAGTAACAAATGATATAAATGAATTATTACCAGAAGCAAAGGAAGGATTGAAATTAATAAAACAGATATGTGTAGGAGAAAATTTTACTAAGAAATTTGGAAATGTTTGTGATAGTGATTGGCATTACCATAATAAAACATATCATGACCATGAGCATGACCATCATCATCTAGAATAGTTAATAAATATTAATTATAATAAAGATAAAACTAAAAATAAAGTAATAATAGATGGAATCAATAATGTTTATAGTATATTTTTATGGAGTAATATATTTGATTATGGTATTATGTTATGTATTTTATAATATTATGAAAATTTGCTTACAATTAAGAACAATTGGTAGATTAATAAAATAAGGCACTAAAAAAAAAGCACTAAAATAAAAGACTTAAAAAAAAATGTAAATATTAGTTTAAATGGAGTTAAGGTCAGGAAGAATAATAAAAAAAAGAATAAGTAAAAATGAGGCGGCAGAAATATTATTAAGTTTAAAGAAAAACTATCCAATAAATGTAGATAAAAGAAAATTAAGGGAAGCAATTAGTAAATCAATAAAAAAAAATGTAAATATTAAATTAATATAATAATTTAAAAATTGTTATTATATTAATTTATAATGAATAATAATATATTTGTGGTAAATTTGAAAAGATGTAAAAAAAAAAGAGATAGGATGAAAAATAGATTAAAAGATTATAATTTTACATTAAGCGAAGGAGTAGATGGTAAAAAATTAAGCTTAGAAAAAATGAAAGAAATGAGGGTGGGTATATTAAAAGAATGGAATGACCCATATTCAGGAAGAAATTTAACATGGGGTGAGGTGGGTTGTGGATTATCACATTGTAATATTTATAAGGAATGTTTAAATAAAAACATAAAAACGGCGATAGTATTAGAAGATGACGTAGAAATTGTTGAAAAATTTAAAGATAAGATAAATGAGACATTAAAAAATTTAAAAACATTAGAATGGGATTTATGTTATATAGGTAGAAAACCAATGAGATATGAGAATGAGTCAAAAGTAAATGAATATTTTTTAAAAGCAGACTATAGTTATTGGACGTGTGGATATATAATAAATGAAAATGGAATGAAAAAAATAATAAATTCAGGTTACTTAGAAAAATTAATACCAATAGATGAGATAATACCTTTATTGGGCGGAGTATCACCTTATGAAAATTATAAAAAAAATTATAATATAAATGAAAAATTAAAAATATTAAGTGTAAAAGATTTATTTGTAAAACCAGAAAATGAAGCATTTAAAGAAAGTGATACAGAAAATACAGAAGAGGTAGAAATATACACAGATGATTTATTAGTATTAGCAACAGGAACAGATATGACAGATGGATTAGAGCGTTTTATAAAATCATGTAAAGTGTATGGATTAAAACATGAAATAATGGGTTTGGGGAGAAAATGGAAAGGAGGAAATATGGCGAAAGGACCAGGTGGTGGTCAAAAAATTAATTTATTAAAAGAAACAATAGAAAAAATAGATGACGAAAAAATATTATTAGTAACAGATAGTTATGATGTAATAATGACAGCCAATAGTAAAGAAATATTGGAAAAATATAGAAAAATAAATTCAACATTAGTTTTTGCTTCAGAATCAGCATGTTGGCCTGATAAAGAAAGAGCAAAAATGTATCCAAAAATAAAAAATAGAAAAAATATATATTTAAATTCAGGAGGATTTATGGGACCAGCAAAGGCAATAAAATATATATTAAGAGATATTCCAGATTATGAAGATGATCAAAGATATTATACAACTGTATTTTTTAGTGAATTTGGAAAAAAACATATAAAATTAGATTATAATTGTGAAATATTTCAATGCTTAAATAATGCTGAAGAAGAAATAATAGTAAATAAATCAAAATCAAGAATATTTAATAATATAACAAAAACAGAACCGTGTCAAATACATGGAAATGGACCATTAAATCGTAAATTATATTTAAATAAATTAGAAAATTATTTGATGAAAAATTGGACAGAAACATGGGGATACAATAAAAAAAATATATTAGATAAGTCAAATTTAAAGGATAATATTTGTATATATTTACATATTGAAGAATTATCAATAAACATTAATAATATGGAAGAAATGATAAAAAAAAATTTAGATGAATTAAGAAAGATTTCGCCAAATATGAGATATATAAGAGATACAAAAAAAATGAATAGAAATGAAATGTTAAACAGGGTATTAGATTTGGGAGAAATAGATTATGTTTGGATAATTAATACAAAGTTTATTTTAACAAACAAAAACACATTAGTAAATTTAATAATTCAAAATAAAGGAATAATATCACCATTATTAGTAAAAAAAGACTTATTCAGTAATTTTTGGGGAAATGTAGATAAAAATGGTTGGTATAAAGATAGTGATGATTACATAAATATAGCATCAAAAAGATGTAAAGGATGTTGGAATGTTCCACATATAGCAGGAAATATATTGATAAATAAAAAAGTATTAAAACAGGTAAAAAAATATTATGTAAATAATGTAAATCAATATTTTGATGATGATATGATATTTAATTACAACTGTAGAAAAAATAATTTATTTTTATATCTAGAAAATACAGAAGAATATGGTTATTTAACAGATGGAGTAAAGGATGAAATTCCAAAAAATGCCGTTCATAAGGAATTTTATTTATTTGAAACAGATAAGAAAGCGTGGGAGAAAAAATATCTACATCCTGATTTTTTAAAAATAATTGATAATTGGGAAAAATTAGAATTTACAGAACCTTGTAAATGGGTATTTGAATTTCCTTTTGTAAATGAATTATTTTGCGAACATTTAATTGATGAAGTAAATAATATAAATGCTTGGTCACCTGGAGGAAACACAGAAGTAAAAGATAAAAGAATTAATAATGTAGAAAATGTTCCTACTGTGGATATACATATGTCACAAATAAAATTCAGAAAACAATGGGAAAAAATTATTTTTACTTATATATCTCATGTGGTAAGTGAGTTGTATTCACCATTTAAAACAAATGGATTAAATATAGGTTTTGTAGTTAAGTATGATATGAAAGGTCAAATAAAATTAAATCCGCATCATGATTCATCAGCATATAGTTTAACAATAACTTTAAATACAGCAGATGTAGATTTTAAAGGGGGAGGAACACGATATATAAAACAAAATATAATAGTTCGTGGGAAAAAAGGTTATGCTATTTTACATCCTGGTAGATTGACTCATTATCATGAAGGTTTACCAATAACTAGTGGAACTCGATATATTATGGTAAGTTTTGTAAATTAAATAAATACGTTTAATTTTGTATATAAAAAATAAAAAATTAAATAAATGGGAAGTGGATTAAGTTCAAATTCAAATAAAGGAGAATTAATATGTCCAGAAAATTACAATAGTGATAAATTTAAAAAGATATTACAATTATATGATAAATTAGATAAAAACGGAGATATGGTAATCGAAGAAGATGAATTATATATTTTAACAATTCATCATATAAAAAATAAAAAAAAACTTCTAGAAAAAGATAAATTAATAGTAGAAAATACAAAAAATAAAAAATTATTAGCAATAAATCTAGAGTATGAATCATTAAAAAAAAATTTAGAAAAAGAATATAATGAAAAAAAAGAAAAATATCATAGATATTCTGAGGAAAAAATAAAAGATATAAACAAGGAAATTTTAAGTTTAAATTATTTGTCAAAAGAAGATAAATATGAAATATTTAAAAAAAAATTTTGTGATAATGATAATAAATTAGAATTCAAATTATTTTTTGAATATATGAAAGATAAAACAAATGATATAGAAAATATAGACTGGAAATCAACAGGAAAATTGAATTATATACTTTCGCCAAAAAATCCAAGTATTAAGATAAGTTCACCAAATAATAGACCAAGATTATTATCATCACCGTAATAATATAATTTTAATAAAATTGATTAGAAGATAAAAAACTATATATTATTATAATAATGTCTCATTTCTTATTTCATAATAATACGTCACAGCTTCATGAACTATGGTACGAATCACACTCTAGTATATTAAGAATGCTTTGTATGGAATTAGGTGCTACTGATAGAATAGAAGAATTAAGTAAAAAATATCTAGGTGAAAAGCAAAAAATTAAAGCTACGAAAGATCCAAATAAACCAAAAAGAGGAAAATCAGCATTTATGTTTTATTGTGATAAACATAGACCAGGATTAATTGAAAAAGCAAGAAAAAATGGAGGAAAAGTAAATATTGGAAAAATAGCAAAAACTTTAGGTGAGGGTTGGAAAAAAATTAAGGAAAAGGATAAGAAGCAATTTGATGAACTAGCTAGTTTAGATAAAGATAGATTTGAAAAAGAAATAAGTGAATATAATGAAAAGCATGGATTTTAATATTTTAATATTTGAAAATTGAATAAATTTTTTTTATAGATAATATATCAATAAAAAAAAATGACAGAATTTTGCTATTTGAATTATAATGATGTCATAAAAGCAACAAAAAATCCAAATACAAAAAATATTGATAATTTTTATAAAAATAATGAATTTATTGAAATATTTCAAAGGGTATTTAGATTTGAAAATAAGAAAAATTTAGTTAATATGTTAAATAATTGGGATGAAAATATAAAAGAAGATATTGAAGTATGTGAAAAACTAAATAGAATTGAAAAACAAGAAATTTATGAAATAAAAAGATTGACATTAAAAGAAATGACTACAATTATTAATATTGGTAAATATTCAATTATAAAATTAAAATTACTTCCTGAAATAGCTTTAGCTTTTAGTTTAGGTGTATATTATGCTACATTTATATTTGAACAAACCTCATTATCATTAACAATTGAAGAAATTTATGATATTTTACCAGAAAATATTAAGAAAAAAAATAATTATATAAATTTTCAAAAACTATTCTTAATAAGTGGAACAAGTAAGGGAATATTAAATTTATTGTTTAATTAGTAAAATTAAAATAAAAAAATATTATAATATGAATAAAGAATTAAAAAAACAAGCAAGTGAATTATGTGAACAAATAAAAAAAATAACAAATCAACTTGATAATAAAATAAAAAGTATTGAAGAAACAAATTTTTTATTTGAAAATATAAAAATAAAACCAATTCAAATAAAAAAAGAAATAAGACCTCCTGCTGGAAAAAAAAGTGTAAAATTAGATAATACTATGATTTATTGGAAAGAATCTTTAAGGTATAGAGGAACTTTTTAAGACTTATTCAATAATTCTACCTGTAATCTCAACATTTTAATTTGATCACGTAAATAACTATTTTCATTTGAAATAATTATAGTATCTGTAAACTTTTTACCATATAATGGAAACCATCTATTATCCTTATAAATAAATGGTCCACAAACATTATAATATGTTTCTTTATATGAATTAAGCATCTTAAAAGCAATAGATAATGTTTTTGGAGTAAATTTATAAAATTTTATAAGTGAACATAAATCTTTTGTTGTTTTTCCAGGATTTTCTATTATAATTTTTTGAAACTTTTGATAAAATTCTTCATTAAAATCAAAATTACAATCTTGAATCATTTTTCCACATAATTTTGAATTTAACGTAGGACAGTATTTAATATACTTTTTAGACATTATGATAAATATACTTCAAACTATTTTATATAATTATTATAATCAATTTTATATTAATTATATTCATATATTTTATTTATTGGAGTTTTTCTTTTAATTTTTAAACAACAAATATCATAAGAAAAAAAATATTTATGTAATAATAAATCATTTTTTGTACAACTTGGACATGTACAAATATCTCTTTTTTTAAATCTCCATTTATCCATACATGATTTATGAAATATTTTTTCACAATTACAACATTTAATATGAGTGTCATTAATATTTACTGGATCAAAACATATTACACATTCATTTGATAGAGGTTGTTCTTCATCCATTTTTAAATATTTATCCATTTATATATTTATACTTTTTTTATTTAAAATGCGCTACTAATAACTGTATTTTCTAAACCAAGATGAATGGGACCTGTTTCAACATCGGGTGGTTTTCTTTTTGCTTTTTCTTCATCTGTCAGCATATCATAATCTATTACATTAAAACTGGAAAATTCAGTCATATAAGCACTTAAAGCTTTATCATTTTCTATTGAATGTGCTGAAATGTAATAACAATTATATAATTTCATTAATATTAATAATATATAACTTGAATAAGGTGCTAATCCTATTTTCCAGAATGTTTCATCATTGTAAAGTACAATATTTGATAAAATAAAATTAATTAAATATACAAAGAAAGTAGCCTTCGTTATATTACTGTATAATCTGTTATGATAATGTAGGGAGTCTAATAATTTTGGTTTATCTTTTAAAATTATGGCTAAATTATTATCACCAACATCGTGATCTATATCAAAATTATGAACGCAGAAATTTTCACGACGTAATTCTATTAAATAAGTTAATAAAAAAAATCCTATTGAAGCATAATTAAATCCTAACGCAGCTTTATTAAACATATCATCTGTTACTAAATTTTGTTGAACTGTACATACTCCATCTCCGCACTTACGAGGTACAAATATTAAAAGCATTGAACCCATAATGACCTTGTAACTTTGTAACAAAAATAAAATACATACCTTAATACGCTCCTTGTTGTCAACATCTACTTTCATTATATAATTTCCAAGGAAATTAAAAAATAATTTTAGAAAATTGAACGCAATAAGTAATATTACAAATAAAATAAAAACTAACCTACAACTTGTAAATAACAAAATGGCAGACAATTGTTTGATTTGTTCTGAAGAATTGACTATTAAAAATATTGTAAATCCTGAATGTGGTCATTCTACCTGTAAAGATTGTTTTTGGAAATGGACTAAGGATAAAAATACCTGTCCATTTTGTAGAAAATCTTTGCTCTGTAACAATGAAGAACTTCAAGATATTCAACATATGAGAGATTTATTGGACCATAGGACTAGAATTGTTAGGCAAGTTGAAGAAGCATATACTAAATTTGATAATATACAAAGAGAATATAAAGAAAAAAAAAGAACAGTATTAAATATTAACAAAAAAATTAATGAAAAAAATATTCTATGTGATAAATTAGATGATAGTATTAAATATCTTAAAAATCAAAGAAATGATATTACAAAAACTCTTAATGGAAATTACGCAGCATATCAGTATTACAAAGATATTGTAAATCACGATTCTGAGAAAGATAGAAGTTATTATCAATGTATTGAAAATACTGACGTGATAGAATGTTGTGAATGTTTCTGTATTATTGGAAAGGCTGATGTTATGAAGGATATTAAAATTTTAGGTCGTTCAGTTGCTGCGGTTGTATCTTATCTTCCTTTACATCAAAAAGTTCGTGAAATAAATTTAACTAGAAAAAAACGAAAAAAATTCCGAGAGGAAAGATTGAAAGAAGGGACAAATTTTGATTTGGAAAATTTATTTAAAGAACAACAACCTGAACTTATAGAACCAGATGAAGATAATCATATAAATAATATATTTCAAGAATTCTTTATGAATCGTGATTATAGAGTTGAACCTATACCGTTAGAAGAAAATATTATTCAAGATTTCACACCTGAAGAAAGAGATTTTATTCTTGAAAGAATTTTACTACGACAAGCTAGTAATGTATATAGAAGAAGGCTCTTCTCACGTGGTGCACCAAATAGATTAAGATAAGTATTTATGATAAAACATTTTTATAAAATTGAATATTTTTTTTATGAAAAAAAAACAATTATAATAAACAATGAGCACACTACCTTTGCCTTCATCTGATAGTGACAATGAAGTTTATGGTTCTCTGCAACCTCAAAACAATAATAATGATATAATTGATTTAACATTAAATCCATCTTCTGATTCTGAAACTTCAACTGTTATAACAGAAGAACTTGATAGTAATATTGATTCAGAAAATGGAGGCCCTGGTGAAATTCAAAGTGATGTTGATTCAGAAGAAGAAAAAAAAGAAAATGATATACAGGAAGAAAATAAAGAAGAAGAATTTACTTGCGGAGTTTGTTATATTCAATTAAATTTAACTAATTCTGTTAGAACAATATGTAATCATAATTTCTGCAATACATGTTTCTTTCGTTGGATTGAAGTTAATACACAATGTCCGATGTGTAGATCACCTGTTGATTCTAAAACTAATTTAACTGATGAACAACTCCGAAGAGAATTAAGTGATGTTTATTCTCAATATACAGGTCTATTGATTGATAATACAACTTTATTTCAACAACATAAAAGAGTATGTGATGATTTATTAGAAAAATATAAAGAAGCTTCTAATTTAAAAAATTCTTGTGATGGGATGTTACAAAGACAAATTCGACTTAGGGAACAGATTGAATTAACACGTGGTTATAATGAAGGTCAATTGGCAGCTATTCATAATTTAAGTATTGAAAACCAAAATGATAAAAATGAATATACTAGTATAATACTTAATAGTATGAAACATCGACCTAGTTTTATGAGAGGATTTTATAAAGGCTTAAATCAAGAAAATAAATCACTTATGTTATTTAAAAAAGGTATGGTTCAAAAAGTTCAACAACTTTACAAAGAAAGTTTTATAGAAGAACAAGAAGAATGTTGTTGTAGATAAATAAATATTCAAGTAAAGAAAAGTAATATATAAAATTTTTTTGTAAAATTGAAGAAATTTTTTTTTAGGAGAATACTGTTAAATTATCTATTATGTCTTCTTCATCATACTCTACATCTCGTATTATTGTTGGAACTCCTCAGTGGTTCGCCACAAAAAATTACAAAGGACGGAAAACTTCTTATTCAAATTATGAATGTGACAAGAAATCTATTCCTGTTGTGTTTAAGACAAGAGGAAATATCTTGAAAAAAATAAAAAAAAATCAAAATAAAATGATGGATAATGGATGGAGATTATGTGAAGGTGACGAAGGAGAAAAAGACTATTTTATCCATCCTACATATCCAGATACTAAATTTTCAGCTTTTAAACAAGTAATTGATGATACTACTACTATTTTACCAATTGTAGATATGGATGTTGATACAAAAGGACTAGGTTGCTCTTTTGAAATCAAACCAGGAATGAGTTATTGTAATATTAAAACTAACGAATTTAAGTCTTATTGGAATACAAGAGAAGGAAAGAGAAAGGCTAAGTATCATGATTATCTAGATAGAAGAGAAGCCAAGAAAAGGCAGATTGAAGAGGAAGAAGCAGAAATTTTAAAAACAAAGGCTACATTATCATCTAACCTATAAATAAATTATTAATCTAATAAATTTTTTATAAAATTGAATTTAAAAAACATTTTTTTTTAAATCAAAAAAATGACATCTAGAACAATTAATTGTCCATTATATGGTTTTATTAATATAACCCCTAGAATGGGTTATATTATTGATACTCCAGAATTTAAAAGATTACATAATTTACGTCAGTTAGGAGCTACATATTTAGTATATCCTAGTGCTAATCATACAAGATTTGAACATTCACTTGGTGTAAGTCATCTAGCTAAAAAATTGCTATTATCATTAAAAGAAAAAAACCCATTTCTAGATGTAATTGATGATAATTTGATAGAATTAGTCCAAATAGCTGGATTAATTCACGACATTGGTCACGGACCATTCAGTCATTTGTATGATGATTATATTATAACAGAAAATGATATGGAACATGAGGAAAGAGGTATTGAAATATTTAAAAAAATGGTAAAAGATAATACAATGCCATTCATTCAAGAAGAAGTAAATTTTATTATAGAATTAATTAATCCTAGTGAAAATTCTAAAAATAATTGGTTGTATCAAATAATTGCTAATAAATTTTGTTCGATAGATGTTGATAAAATAGATTATATTCAAAGAGATAGTTATCATTTAGGTTTTGGATTAAGTGAAAAGTATCAAAGATTAATTACAATGTGCGATATAAAGGAATTTGATGGACAAATGGTGCTGGCGTGGCCTGATAAACTACAAGATGAAATTATATCGTTATTTGAAACCAGATATAGATTACATAAAAAAGTATATTGTCATCGCACTGTAAAATCAAATGAATATTTAATAACTGATTTATTAAATAATATAATAAATAATAATAATATTGAATTTAAACATTTATATGATAGTATTATTTCATTTCCTTTTAATGAAACAATAGTAAATTTAAAAAATAAATTAGATAATAGGGAAATACCAAAAATGATAGGCGAAAAAATTATTACGGTTTGTAATAATGAAGACTCAAACGCAAAAGATATTGAAATTAAATTAAATGAAATTATAAATATTTTAATGGTAGATGGAATTAAAAATAGAGGTATAATGAAATGTAAAATAGGATTTATAAGTGGAAATGGAGAAAATCCATTGAAAAATGTAGTTTATTTTAATAAATACAAAAAACAAGCCTTTAAATTAGAATCTTATTCAAGTTTTATGGCACCAAAAAATTGTCAAGAATACATTTACAGAATTTATGTAGATGATGAAGATGATTTATCAAAGGCAAGAAAATTATGGGACAATCTTATAGAAAATTGAATTAAATTTTATATATTAAATTTTTTTTATAATTAAATACACAATGCTTAGAGCAGCAAAAAACGGGACTTCAGGTGATATTACATTTTATGGGAAAAAGGTTTATCATAAATGGGATAGAGGTGATATAACAATAAGTGATTTGGGTTTAAAATTAATGAGAGATAAATGGATAAAACGAAATATTAAAGATCCATCATATTATTCCGCCGTAGAATCAATGCTAACTGATTGGAAATTATATGAAAATGGATGGTATATTAGTAAATATGACAATAAAAAATTATTTTACTATAAATGTCAAATGGGTTGTCGTCGCCCTGATAGATTAGATTGTTTAAAATAAATAAAAAAAATATAAAATTTTTTTATTGTCATTATATTTAAACGCGGAGAAGCCCTGCCCTGTCCTCGTTCCACCACGGTAGTACATCTCTCTCATAAATAATTTCATCATCATCATCTACAAGTTCGGGCATAGAATCAGCATCACTCAAATCATCATCACTACTTAAATTATCATTATCTCTATTCCATGAACATATTGGTGCTCCAGGCATATCCAATAACAAATCGATCCATTCTTCATCCATTTCTCCATATCCATCTAATCCAATTGTATTAATTATATTATCCCAATGTGTTTCTAGTTTATCACCAAACCGAAATTGTAAATATCTAAAATATTCACCTAATTCACTTATTTCGTTTGACTCAATCGTTTTGCGTATAAATTCGCTGAATAAATCTTCTTGAAGATAATTATATATGTCAGTAACACAGTCAGGAACCGAATCTTCATTTTCATTTTCATTTTCATTTTCACTTTCACTTTCACTTTCACTTTCACTTTCATCTTCTGAATCTTGTTGAATTTCTTCATCATTTTCTTCAGTTTCAAAGTTTTGTAACCAACTATTATGTTTTTCTATCCAATTAATACGTTCATCTTTTAAAATACTAATGAACCCTTTAATAGCATTATCGGGACATAGATGAAGTATAAAACTAGCAATTGAATTATTAAGGTCTTTTTTAGTGTCAGGCTGAAGAAGTAATATGTTTATTATTTTTTTAGGATTCTGCATAGCTCTTTCAATATTTTTAAACCAGTCAGCAACTAAAAGCGGATACTTACTAAACACATAAGCAGAAAGTTGGTCAATCATAAATGTTGCTCGTGACTCCTTTGGAATATTCTTAAGGCAATCAGTAACTTTAGAAAGATAGTAAGGCATAGTAAAGGTTGTTGTTGTTTTGTATGTTAATAATTTACAAGATATTTTTTAGTTCAATTTTCTAAAAAGGCACTAAAAAAAATGAACTTTAATCTTTGTTCTTTGTTTTTATATTTATTTATTAAATAATAGGATAGTAAAATTTTGTAGGTTCCTTAGTATAATATACTGCTATATGTTCTTGTAAATCGTTTCCCCAAGGTGATTCATAGTTAGGAGGAAAGGCAAAATTATTAGACATAGGTGTTGGTTTTATAACAGGTGGGTCATTTTCTTTCATACTACTTGTTAAAATAATTCTATTTATATAAGCATTATTTGTATGATTTTTTAATTCTTTATTTACAAAATCTAAAAGTTTTTTACCATTTGGAATGAAAACAGCAGCACCATTTGATATTCCCATAAATATCATTTTGTATGTTTTCTCTATTTTTTTAAATGTATTAATCAAATCTTCATACTTTTCTTTATTAATTTTATATAAAAGTTCAAAGCAACTAATATCTTTATTATTAAATTCAGGACCTAAATTTACTCTCATATTGTCTCTATGTTTACTAGATATGTAAAGGTCATATTTAGTTTTACCTTCAATAGTAGTTAATTGTATCATGGTATTCATAGATATATCAACCATGATTTTATTTTTAACAAATTAGATTTGAGTAATTTTTGTTCAATTTTCATCAGTTATTAATTTATATGTTTAATAACAAAATAATACTTGGTTTATTTTTTTCTTTATTAATTTATTTATTTTACAAATTTATTTATAAAAATAATAATGATAATAAAAAAGAAATTGTAGAAAATTTTATATCTAGTAAAGAATTTTCAGGAAAAAAAGAAGGTTATGTATTTAAAAATGATGAACAGGGTTTAGGATATTATCTTGATAATAAAATTGAATAATTTTTTTATTATATTAAAAATGGTATAATAAAAATGGAGAGAACATGGTCTTTAACTATAGGTAATGGTGGAGAAAATCATACAGGTATGGAGTTTTTAGGTAATTTAAGAAAAAAAGGAGATGGTTGGACAGTAGAAAGATTAAAAAAAGCAAAAAATATATTGGAAAATATTTTTGAAAAAAAAGTAGATATGTATAATTTAAATGAGATATGTTTAAAAGGCATTGTGATTCCTGAAAAATGTGAAAAACCAAAAGATGCTTACTTAATGGTAGTAAGAGATTTCTTATCAGAAAATGTTCATGAAAATTTTGAAAAAGAATTAAGTAGTTATAAGTGGGATAGAAAGTATTTTGATACAAGACGTGGAAAAGTTTTAAATAAACATGCTAGAGCGAATGTATGTTATGGAAAAATAGGAAGAGCAGCAGATTATGAGAATAAAAGGGAACAATAATAGGATTTGAAGAGTCACCATTAGTGGAACATTTATTGAAAGTAGTAGAAATTTTGATGAATGATGAAAATTTGATTGTAGAAGGAAATCAATATGATGATGTAAATAAAAATGGAATAGGTCCTCATGGAGATACTGAAAGAGTATGTGTAGCTTGTTTAAGAGTAGGAGCGTCAATGCCAATGAAATTTGGAATGTTTTGGAATTGTAAGCTAAGAGGAAAATCATTTAAAACCTCAATAAATGGTGGAGATTTATATTTTATGAGTGAAGAAGCAGTTGGCGCTGAATGGAAGAAAAAAAGTAAATGGATTTGGAGACATTGTGCTGGAGCTCCAAAATATTTAAAAATGAAAGGGGAAAATTAATAAAAATATTATATAATTTAAAAATATATATGATTTCATCAAAATTAGTGTTAAATTTTTGTTTTAGTCTGTTAATATTAATAATGATTATATGGTGGAAATTAGGAATAATAAAATCATATACTGATTATTCATTAGCATTTATTGCTATTATTAGTTCTTTAATAAATTTATTTTCTAAAAAAAATTTTTTATTAGATTTAGCTCATTTTTTGTATTGTGTTTTGTATTTAATGTCAGTTATAATATTTTCGAATAACAAATATTTTTTACTATTAAATACTGTAATGTTATTTTTTATAATTTATTCAAGATATTATTACGGTAAATGTTCATTAAATAGAGAAAAAGCGGGTAATTTTGAAAATTTGAATAAAAATATGAAATTAGATTGGAATATAATTTATCCATTTTTAATAATATTATCAGCAGGTAAAACAGTAGTATTATTTGAAAATAGTTAATTATTTACATATAGGACCATAAACAGCCATAATTAAACAGAAAATAGGAAAAACTAATAAACTACTGATAAGAATTTTAAATGGAATGTAAAAGGTATATCTAGCACAACAAAAAGTGCAAGATTTGTTTCTTTTTTCTAATTTTTTTTTATTTTCTTCAAATGTGACAAAGAAATTATCATAAATATCTTCGGCAACTTCTGGCAAAAAATTAAAGTACATTTCTTCAAATTCATTATCAAGTTCCATTAAGAATTCCATAGCAATAAGATTCAATATCATTTCAACAACAGAATCAGTAGAAAAAATAATCCATAAATTTGCTAGATAAACAAACAAGTTAAATCCATATTCTTGAAAAGTATCAATCATAACCCAAAAATCGATACTGGGAGTCATTCTATTTAATCTTGTTCTATCAGTTAAATTATCCCATAGAAAAAATGATCTAACAAAATAAACTAAACTTGCTGCGAACATAATTGCTTTTTTTTCCCATTCAGAATCATTAGGACAAATACCTTTATCGTATTGTTTTATTTCATAACTAAGGAACGCAATATAAATTATCCATTGAGAGATAAAAATAAGAATTGGTAAAAAAGCTAGTAATGAAAAAGTATGAGAACAATAAAATGCATTTTTCTTTTTTAAAATTTCATTTTTATGACCTTTTTTAATATGCCATTTAAATAAAGCAAACATTCCAAATTTTGGGTCATTTAAAACTATTTGAACTTTTTCATCTTGACTCAAAACTTCTAAATTGTTTTGTGGTGTTTGACAATTTGGTAAAATCTTTTTTTCATGTTCTGTTCCAATCAATAAATCATCTTTAAATTTAGCTTTTACCTGAGCTCCACAGAAATTTAAATTATCATTAACTATTATACAACAATCTTTTATGGTCATCTTATATTTAAAAAAACTTAAATTTTTAAATATATTTAAAATATTCAATATGATTTATAGATGTTGTATTATAATTAGAGATAACTAAAACAATTTTTGTTTTTATAAATATTTTTTGAGTTCTTAAAAATAAAAATGGAGAGAATTATTTTTTACCTTTTTCTTTATTTTTATAATTTGTAAATTTTAATTTAAAAATTGTATAAAATTAATTATTTTAAAAATAAAGATAAATAATTATGAGTATCTACCTTTGTGTAATTTATACTTAGTTATAGTAACTTCTTGATTATCTTTATTAAAATATTTTTTTTTTAGTCTACATACTTTACATCCGTGAACTGAAATACGAAAAGAGGTTTCATCACCACCAATAAATCTTTGTTTTTTACAAATACAACATTTTTCACTTACAGGCATTTTATTATAAATATTTTTTAAACAAATATTTCCCATATATAGGTAATAGAGAAAATTGAAAAATATTAAAAATAATATAAAGTAAGTAAAATATGGATTGTTGTGAAGAATTGAATAATTGTCTAGAAGAAAGAAATGAAGGTTCCGATTTTATGACAATAATATTATTGATATTATTATTATGTATGTCATATTTACAATCAATATTATTTGATCCTTTTGATAATTAATAAACAAAACTACTAGTTATTATATTTTCATTATAAATATGTTTAATTTCTTCATTAGTAAGATTATTTTTAATTGGAATATGTTCAATAATAAGTTTATACATTTGTTTTTTATTTGAAATCAAAGATGGAGCAGGTATTTTATAAAGAAATCTAGCGGTTTTAAATTTGTTACATGGAAAAATTATTCTAGGTCCAAGTCTAGGAATATATAACTTTGGAATAAATTTTAAAGTTTTATTAAATTTTTTAATAAAAGTATCATTTTTTAGATGTTTTCCATGAATTTTAATATTATGGAAAAGATATAATTTTATTTCTCTCCAAATTTCAGAAATAAACCAATATTCCATTTATAATTTATAATATGATAATTTTATATTTTATTATTAATATATAAATGTCTGAGAAAAAGGAAAAAGAAAATATTTCTTTAGGTTTTTTATTAAGTGCTGGTTTATTTGCAATAATAACAATATTGAGAATAGTTTCAGATAAAGAAACATTTAAGATGGTAAAAGAATTATTAGGTTCAAAGTTTTTTTTGATAAGTATGTTAATGGTTATAGTATTCAGTGTGTATAGTTTAAGTTTAAAAAGTGAAAATGATGAAATTGAGAATTTACAATTGGCAGTAAAACATGCTATATTGGGATTACTAATAGCAATATTGGCAAAGATAGATTTGGTAATAGCGCCTTTTTGGTTAATTTTTTTAGCATCGTATTATTTGGGTATGGGTTAATTAAAGACTAAATATTTTAATTTATCTTTTGTGTTTTTAAGAGCAACAGAGAAAACTAAACCAATAGCAACAGGTATTCCAATCAAATTTTCACCATCTCTTGATTTATGAAATGGATTATAATTTTTAGTGTATCTAAAAATAAATGGTATAGTTTTTGATATTTTGTTGATGTAATAAATAGAAATAATAATTAAAGAAACTTCTAGAATAGTTTTTATTAAAGTTGAATAGTAAGGTTCATTAGAATTTAATTCAAATGTATATTTATTTAATATTTTACCAAAAAATATAGAAATTAAAGTAGTAATAGATCCGTGTTGTCCTTGATGTAATAATTTTTGAATTCGTATATGAGAGATTTCAAACAAACTTTTAATTCTTTTATTAAATATCATATATTATAATTGTATATATTAATATGGGAAATTGTTGTTCAAAAAAAAATAAATCAGAACCATATTTTGAGATAGTAGAAACTGATTTAAAACAAGTAATAATAGAACGTATGAGTAATTGTGATTTATGTAACAGACAAAATGTATTTGGTTATGATGTAAAATCAGTAATAGAAAACCGTAGAATTTTTGTTTGTGTAGTATGTAAAAACTTAAAATAATTAGTAGAAACAATATTAAAGAGATATTACTGATTAATATTGTGATGAAATAGAAGCTCTCGTGTAGCTCAGTTGGTAGAGCATCGGTCTTATGAGCCGAAGGTCTTGGGTTCGAGCCCCAGCGCGAGAATACGGGAGCACGGTTATATATGTCAACTAACAGCAATTAACTAACGTAAAGACTCAAAATCTTCCGCCATTGTGCTTCGCAGGTTCGAACCCTGCCTAGGGTATAACGCCCTAGTATGCAAGAGGTCAAAGCAGGTTAAATGTATAATGTTGACAGCGTTCCATCCTCCGTCCGGCCCCGGCGGTTGGGATTTGATATTTTCCACTGTACCCGAGTCCGGTCAAAGGGGGCAGACTTAAGATCTGTTGCAGATGCTTCGTGGGTTCAAATCCCACCGGTGGAAATTAAAAAATTTTATGCGTTAAATATTAAATTTTAAATTACTTTAGAATATTAGAAAACCTTGCCGCTATAGCTCAGTGGTAGAGCATCACACTTGTAATGTGGAGGTCTTGGGTTCAATCCCCAGTGGCGGCTATGCCGTGATGCCGGAGTGGTTAACGGGTCAGACTTGAAATCTGATGGGCTTTGCCCGCGTAGGTTCAAATCCTACTCACGGCGAAGAATTTAAAGCACCTTTGGTGTAGTGGTAACATATTTCCCTTCCAAGGAAATGCCCCGGTTTCGATTACCGGAAGGTGCATTAATAAACCTTTAAATTTTTTGGTTTCATAGCAGCCGGCTTAGATCTAGGCATTTTATCCCAATTAGAGATTCTTACTCTTTTTGGTCTTTTTTTAACTTTCACTCCTAATTTAATTAACAATAATATTATAAAACTTAATGCTATAAATTTTATTATAGACTCTATAATTTTACTTAAATTTATAGCTATACCATTTTTTTCTCCACCAAATTTTATTTTACCATCTTTTGTTACTTTTTTATTCATACTATCCAATAATGGTTTTATAAAAGGCATAACTCCTTCCTCAATTAAATTGTTTGCTACATCTTTTAAACTAGCACCTATCATTAAACCTACTGCTAATCCTAATATATCAAATTTTTCAAAAAATTCGCTTAAATCATGGAATACTGACATATATATATATACATTCCTAAATTTTTTTTTTATATGCCCTCGTGGCGCAATCGGACAGCGCGTGTGGCTTCTAACCACAAGGTTGCAGGTTCAAGTCCTGCCGGGGGCACATTTTACAATTTTATTACCTATTTTAAATACAATTACTTATTTTTATATTTAAAATTGATACTTAGAAATATTTTTTTATAGTAAATTATTATGCTTATTGAGTTAGAAAAAGCCATTTTAAATAGAGATTTTATTCCATGTAAAAACACAAATAATATATGGTCTTTTCATAAAAAAAATGATAGTTTATCTCAAATTAATTTAACTTTTAATAATAACATATACAAATTTTCATTTCCTATAAATGAAATACATTACTCTACAACATTTAAAAATAAAGAAAGATTAATTAAATATATTAATTATATTTTGTTTTCACATAAGTTTTAATCTTCCTTATAACGTTCTTTCAAATAATGGTCAATCAATGTTTGTTTTAACTTTTTTTTATTTGTTGTCATTTTATTTATTGTTTTTTTATGTTTTCTTGCTAAACATACATCACTCACAAAAACATATAATAGAAATAGTAGTGTTAAACAACATACACTAAGTAGAATAAATGAGGTTACGTAAAATAGAATCTTAAAAATCATATTATATGATTATTCAACAATCATATAATATTTCAATTTTATGATCTAGCCAATCTAGCTATCTCTTTTTCTTTTAAAACTGGTAGTATCTTTTCCTTCCATACGTGACCTGGAATTCCTTTAACAAATTTATTAAAATCCCTTCTTACTAGTTTTCTATCTTTTGATTTTCCTACTAGTTCAAATATATAATCTACTGGTTTTGTTACACGTAAAACTTCATGATTTATAAAACTTTTATCTACATGATAGGTATGGATTAAATTAGCAATTGTCTCCAACTCTTTTTTTGATAATTTATTATCTCCATCACTATCTACTAAGTCGAACGCAGCATTGTGTATTTCTAACATAGCTTTAGATTGAAAACAACCCATATATACATATTATATATAAAAAAAATCATATTATTTTACATTTATACTTACAATCCACAAGATTTTGCTTTTTCTCTTTTCTTTTGTTGAACACTAATACAGTATTCATCTAGTGACATTGAAACTTTAAATTTTGAAATTTGTCTAATTGTATCGTCTTTATTTGGTTCTTTAAATTTTGTTATAAAACGATATACACTTACTTTATTTTTTTGACCAATTCTATGTGCTCTAGCTATTGCCTGGTCTTCCACAGCTGGATTCCAATGAGGTGTTGTAAAATAAACTTCAGAGAAATGTTGAAGATTTAAACCCTCACAACAAGTTTGAATTTGAGCTATAAGAACTTGAGGCATTAGATATTCATTTATCTTATTTAACAGCCCTATATGAGAATTTTTCATTTTTTTTATAAGTATTTTTTTTGTTTCATCACTTAATTTATTTTGTATTGCCATTTTTCTTTGTTTTTTTGTGGATGAACCATTAATTACCGCATATGTTATTTTTTTATTTTTTAGTTGATTTTTTAAATATTCCATTTCTTGTCTGAACATACAAAATACTAGTTTAGCTTTTCCATTTTTTTTATTTTTTGATATAGTGTTTACTACACTATCAAGTTTACTATTAGTTAGTTTATTCGATATTGGTGAAGCATCATATCCTGACTCTAGAGCTCTTTTTTGTAGTGCTTTTTGAGCCATAAAAGGTATTACGCAACTTTGTCTCATAAGCATTAACCAAGCTATTCCTCTTCCTGTCATTACACCTAAGTTATGAATCACATTATCAACATTTTGAGTTGTAACAGGAACAAAGTTCATCAAACTATGAATATTTTTAACAAACTTTTCTTCTTGCTTACTTTGCCACTCCACCTCAATCGTATGCTCTTGTATTTCAGGCATTATAATACCTGCTTCTTTTTTTGTTCTTTTCAACACTATATCATCAATTACTTTTCTTATTTCTTTAACTCGACATGAAAAGCAAGATGAGACACCTTGAATTACACATTGATTATAGAAGTCCTTAGGTCTGTTGTTTACTGGTGTTCCAGTGACCATCCATTTAATATCAGCTTTGATTTTTTTAGCACCTTTAAATACTCCTGTTTTACTGTTTCTCAAATAATGTGCCTCATCATAGATGACTCTACTCCAGTTGTAAGACCATAGTCTGCACTTGTATTCTTTATTTATTATCCCATCACTTTTTGGTTTTCTCTCAGAAATCATACCATAAGTAGTCAAAACTATCTTTTGTGTTTTCAATACTTCATCACTAATGCTTTTCACAACCGAACCGTGATATGTAAATGGAGTTATTTTTAGTAAAGAATATATGGCTTTTGACCATTGTTCAAGTAAAGATTTTGGAAGAACGATGAGAGTCCTTTGTTTTTGACAATCAGGATGAAGTATAATAGATGCTATAGTAAGAATAGTTTTACCTAGACCCATATCATCACATATAAATCCTCCAGGAGGACCCAACGTAGGTTCAAGCTCACGTTTCATAACCCACTCAATACCTTCCACTTGATGTTTTTTCACATCCAAATTTCTTGTCTCACACCAAATCTTAAATAGTTTTTGGTAGTAAGAACTCATAATTCTTGTATTTATATATGTTGAAGTACTAAAACCTTGTCGAAAAGATTATTCTTCAATTTATGGAAATTTTATTTTTTTCTTGTCGGGATCAAAAATTTAAAAAAAATCAGAAAATTGAACAAATTTCTTGGAAATAAGATTCTAGAAAAAAACAAATACAACTATCTTGTTTACAAAAACAACAACAACCAACAACCATGGCTTCTCTCACCATTGACTGTTCAATTCCCTCGCGTGGTCCTGTCTCTCGTCTAGGTGCTTGGACGAAACCTATCCAAAATGTAGCTCACAAAAATGGTGAGTGGCAGAAGGTTAAGAGCAAGAAAACTCGTTCCAAGAAAGTAACGGTTGAACCTAAGTCTCGTCGTGCGTCTTTCCCTGCGATAGGAAATGCTGTTGCTCATAAGGCAACGGGTTCTTGGGGAAAGAAACTGATTGTTAAGGATTCTTCTACAGTGGCACATACCACTCGTCACCAGCCCAAGGTTGAGGTTAAGGTTGATGACACCTCAGCCAAGAAGAAAGACTGGGAGCGTCGTCACGCTTACTGGATGATGAAGCAAGGTGAAAAGCAAGCAACTAAGAAGAAAGAGAAGCAAGAGATGCGTGCTGCTAGGATTAAGCAAGCTGAGGATGTGCTTGCTGCTAAGTTTGCTACTCATCCAGTAGATGATGCGATTAATCGCGGACACGTTTCTGTTCGTTCAAGGAAAGAAAAGGTGAATATGAAGAACAATCGTTTCAATAGACTTAGTGAAGATGATGACTTTAAGCCACCTCGTCGGGTAAGCTTTTGGGGAGACAATCCTGAGACTATTATGAAGCCGCCTTGTGAGACGAAGGTATATCATAAAGAAGACCCTCCATCTGCTATTTCAAGTGACGAGGAATGTCAAGTTTTGCCAGATGAGGTTGAATATTTAAAACGAAAAAGAACAAAAACTGCCTGGAAACCTAAGTTCCAGATGACAGCACATGAACAGCAAAAGAATCTGGATGCTGAGAAGAAGGTCAAGAAGAAGAGCTGGGCGGATATGTGTGACGATGAGAGCGATGACGAAGACGATTTCGACCAGTTCGGTCGTCCTACCACCGACAATTCAGCGTGGTAATTCATAACAAAAAACAAAAAAGCAAAAAATAACAAAAACAAATAAAAAAGGCGAAAGTCTAATTTTCTCTCGTGTAGCTCAGTAGGTAGAGCATCGGTCTTATGAGCCGAAGGTCTTGGGTTCGATTCCCAACGCGAGAATAATCTGATAAGCTTTAAGGCGAAGCACCTTCCTTTACGGGACGGAGAAGTGAGTTCGACTCTCACATCAGATAGGGGAGCCTTAACTCATGGGAGCACGGAAACATTAGATATGCCCCGAGAGGACTAAGGGAACAGCACGAAGATGTTGTTGGTATTTGCCGGCGTAGGTTCGAATCCTACTATCTAAGCGGTGGAGCACGGTGTGTAAAGTAATGTATTATATAGCGCTAAGGGTAGCACCCATTTTTTTAATTATCTTGATAAATGACATAAAAAAAAATAAATATTTATTATATATGGCTAGTGCTAAAAGAATAAAGAAAGAACTCGAAAATTTCAATAAGGACCCTCCAGCAAATTGTAGTGCGGGTCCAGAAGGAGATGATATATTTCATTGGACAGCTACACTTATGGGTCCAATAGGAACACCATATCACGGAGGAATTTTTTATTTAAATATAACTTTTCCAGCAAATTATCCTTTTAAACCACCGAAAGTTGCTTTTGTAACAAAAATTTATCATCCAAATATTAATAGTAGTGGAGGTATATGTTTAGATATATTAAAAGAAAATTGGAGTCCAGCACTTACAATATCTAAGGTATTAATATCTATATGTTCATTATTAGATGACCCCAATCCTGACGATCCTTTAGTTCCTGACATAGCTCATCAATATAAGGAGGATATTGAAGCATATAAAATTACAGCAGCAGATTGGACAACAGCATATGCTATGGGACTTTAATATATATATATTAAATTAATTAAAATATATATTTAATCAGATTGCCTACTTTTTAAGAGTGCTAAACAACATCCAACCGCGGCTTTTTCAGCAACATTAATATTAATTTCTCCTTTAGTAGCTGAAACAACTAAATCAATAACATCACCAACAATTCCTTCATCAATCATACATAATAATATTTTTTCTTTATCATCAGAAATTGGAGCTTCAATAATTACTTTTCTAACAATTTTTTGAACAAGTTCTTTTTGTTGTTCTCCTTTTAACGCACTAGCTTCTACTATTTCCATAGCTATTTTAATAATTAATGTAATGTTTTTTGTGTTAATAACTAAACTCATAGACTCGATTTTAGATTTTAACATTGAATAACAATGTTCAAAGGCTTCTCCTGATACAAGTGGATTTTTACTCATTCCAGCAATCATTTAAAAATACATTAAAAAAAAATTTTTTAATTTAAACGCAAAATTATTCATTATCAATCGGTTGAGATAAACTTCTCATGACTCTTTGTTGTGACGGAGTAGCGTAACAAGAAGTTTGTCTAAATGACCCAGGAGGTGCCATAACAGTATTTTCTACATTTTTCGGAGAAGAATTTTCTTCAAAGGAATCACTACGAAATCTTCTATAACTAGGAGAAGATATTGCTGGCTGTCTTAAATTTGATAAATCAGAGACCTCAAATGCTCTTTGGTGACCTTGACTAGTTAATCTAGAATTAATAAATGCGTTTCCAACAATTGATTCAATACCAGTAAATGCGATATAAATATCAGTACATAGTTTAAGCATAAAGGAATCATCATTTAAATTTTTATTATTCATAAATGTTTTCATATCTTTTTCAAATTTTATTAGGGATTCTTTAAATAATTCTGTATCATCATATTGAAAATTAAGTGTGTTTGATAGAAGTTCCATTGTTTTTTGACGATAAATTTGTTTTTCAACTAAAATATTTCTTTCAGATTCTTTAGATTCTCCATTAGTGCAGTTATATTTGCTATAAATATCTGTTTTGGAATGTGTGTTATTGTTTAATTCACTATAAATAATATTAACATTAATAGGTTCAACCGAATTCCATTCGGAACGAATAATTAATGTTTGTTTATGTTCACTTGAAAATGAATTAAATTTAATATTATCAGTCCATATATTATTTTTAAAGTCATAGACTTCAGCTCCTTTAATTTTCACATTAATATCTTTTACACTAGCAAATAATAGGGAATGAATAATTTCTCCATAAACCATTCCAGCGTTTTCAATATTATCTACAAAATGATAATCTCCATTTACAATTTTTGACATATCCTGTAAAAGTTTTGAATCATGGCCTGCTCCATATCCAACATAAATTTGTTTTCCTCCAGGTGATTTTTCAGTAATACCGCGAGCACTTTGTTTTCCAACATTAGGTTGTCCATCGGTAAATAAAATATGAGCTTTTTCATCGAAATACCTATAAGCATGTTGATTTAAAATTGTTTCAAAAGCTCCTTCGATATTAGTTGTCCCTCTTGGAAAAATTGAACTTATTTTTTTTAAATATTCTTCACTAGATTTTCCAATTTCATGTAATCCAATGTTACATTGTTTGTCATCAAAAGCATTTACTAAAACTTTTAGAACTATCTCTGGATTTTCTTTTTTAATATCTTCCAAATAATTAATAAGCGTTTTTACAGTATGAAGAGTATAATCTAGAGGGGTTTTACCTGTTTTATCTCTAGAACCCATAGACCCAGACCTATCGATATTTAATGCTATCATAAATTTTTCAAAGTTAGGTTTGTTTACAGTAGTAGTAACTAAATCAATACAATGATAATTATGTGATGTTCTTGAATCAATACATTCAGGACAATTTTGTAGAATATTGTAGTTTTCCATAAATAACCTGGATGTCATATTTTCAGAAGCTAAAGAAACCATTATTTACTTCAATAAATTAAGATAGTTTTAATTCAATTTTATAAAAAAACAAATAAATTATTTTTAGAATTGATATAAAGAAATAGTTATAATATAACTTGTATCCAACAGCAAACATATTAAGCCTTCTTTTTCTTTGTTCGAAAAAAACATTAACAATGGATATCAGTATTAGAATATGCGAAAGCATATAGTGAGAAACTGCTATGAAAAGCAGTAAAAGATGAGTATATGAGTAAGTATATTTATTTAGTCCTCATAAGGACGCTTATTAGAGTTGACTTTTTATTTACTGATAGGTAAATAAAAGTAAATATATATTATTCAGAGTTCTGGTGGAATTCCACAATTAAATAAAATATCGACAATGATGTTAAATAAAACGGAGTTGATATAATCAGATGTATGGGTATGTATAGATATGAGGGATAATAGGTTTGGATACAGCAATAAAAAAAAATTAATAGTTTAATGGTTTTATATTTTTCCATAAAGAAAAAAAATAAACACCAAACCGTATATCCCGCTATAGCTCAGTTGGTAGAGCGATCGACTGTAGATCGATTGGTCACTTGTTCAAATCAGGTTGGCGGGAGATCTAATTTGAGAACGCAAGTTCTTATTTAATTTATATTATTAAAAAACTTAATAGTATAAATTTATATAAATTTATATAAAGTATAATGGAAAAAATAGCAACATTTGTGTATGGAGATAAATATTTACCAGATTTAATAAAATTATCTTTGACAGTAGCAACCGGTGCTGGTAGTGCTGTTTTGTTTGGTGGTTTATATTATGGTTTTAATAATCATAATAGAATAATAAATTGGGCTAATGTTGCTACATGGGGAAGTATTGGAACTATTTTAGCCTCGCAATATGTTTTACTAAAAAAGCACTAAAAAAAAGGAACTAACGTCTCTTTTTTCTAGATTTTCTTCTTCTTTTCTTTTTTCTAGATTTTCTTTTTGATTTTCTTTTGGTTTTACGTTTAGATTTTCTTCTACGTTTTCTACGTCCACCTAATTGTGTTGTACTAGTAACTGTATTATCTTTATCATTTTCTTTGAAAATTCCTGATAAAACATCGTGGGAATCATCATTAGAAGAACCGTCTAAATCAAGTAACATATTGGCATCAGGTTCAGGTTCTTGTTCTGGTTCTGGTTCTTGTTCTTGTTCTGGTTCTTGTTCTGGTTCTTGTTCTTGTTCTGGTTCAGGTTCAGGTTCTTTTTCAGGTTCAGGTTCTTTTTCAGGTTCAGGTTCAGGTGGTGCTAAAGAAGGACAACCATTCTCTTCTGCTTTTTTCACTAACTCGTCCATTTTTTTTTGTAATTTATTATAATCACGTTGAAAATTTTTACATCTTTTTTCTTTATAATCTTTACTTTCACCCATTTTTAAAAATCCAAAATAATCAGCCAAGGCTCCTCCCTTTTTAGTTTTTTTTCTAGCTTTTCTAGCTTTTCTAGTTTTTCTTTTGTTTGGCATATATAAATTCCAAATATTATTTTATAAAATTATTAATATTTAAATTAATAATTTTTTAATTATATAACAATGCCGACAATAAAACGAATTTACATTTATAATGATTCTCATTTACCAGAAGATGGATGGATTCATTCGTGTTTTATTTGTAACGAGTTGACATCTAAAACCGTATTATTTAAAACATTTAACAAAGATAATACATTATATGAATTTATTGTTTATACTTGTAAAAAATGTAAAAAAAAGAATAGTAAATTATCATTTGAATGGTTAGAATTTAATGATAGTTGTAATAGCTATATAAATGATAATTTTAAACATTTATTTACCAGTTGAACCGAATCCTCCTTCTCCTCTTTCAGTATCATCTAATGATTTAACTAAATTTACACTAAATTCATAACTAAGATTTGGCATACAAATTTGAACGATTCTATCACCTTTTTCAATAGTAACAGGTTCTTTTTTTGTATTATAAAAAGCGGCCATTAAAGGTCCTCTATATCCACAATCAATAATACCTACAGAATTTGCTAAAATGATTCCTCTTTTACTAACACTAGAACGCGGATATAAATAATATGGGGAAGATTTACTTTGTGTCAGTTTTTTTGTTTTATTATCAGTAATAGTTAATTTTGTTGAAATTTTTTGAACTGCGCATTTAACACCCATACTTATTAATTTAATTTCACCAGATTGAATAGTAACATCATCGGGGACAAATAAATCAAAACCAGAGTCATTTTTAGCATTACCTTTATTGATAGACTTGGTATAAAGTTCATTATTATCTTGTAAAAGTTGTAATTGAATAAGATAAGTATTTTGACAGTGAGCAAATGGAATCATTATAGAATAATTAATATAGTATTTTTTATATTAATTATTTAATTGTTTAATTGTCTAGTATCCATGACAATTACCACTATGCATCATAGGTTTTTCAGTAACTTTAACACCTTTAGAACAGGTGGTTCTGTGATTTTTAATTCTATCTAGTTGCTGGTCTTGTGTTAAAAATAATAAATCTTTAGTATGTTGTTTACCACCTTTATTATAATTACAAGTAGTATTATAGCAATTAGTGTCAAGTTTATCATCACTAATAGTGCAAGAAATAGTTTTAGTTTTTTTGTTACTTATATAATCACTCATAGAAAAGCTCATAGAACTACTACTTCCAGCTTGTGGTCTTTTATAGGTAGATATTCCATCAGTAGAAACAACTCTTCTGGCTAATCCAGCCTGAGGTTGTATAATGCCACCTCCGCCATATCCAATTCCCAAGGTAGCTCTTTTTAAATAAAGACCATAACTTTGTTGATGACTGGGAACCCTAGGAACAACAGCTTTGTTTTCACATGCGTTATTTATATCGTAATTAACAGTTCTACAATTAGCCTTAGCACGGCGGTCTTTAGCTACACATCCAGATGAGGTTCTAAATGTTCTTCCTACACCACCCTGATTATCAGTATAAGCTAATGAAACAATTTCTCTAGAATTAGCAAGATTCATTTTAGTTTTAGTTTTTTGTTTAAGTCTCATAACACGAATAGACATATTCTATATGTATTATTTAGAAAATTAAATATATAAATATATTCTTTCATTAGAATTAGGATTAAGACATCTCAATAAGGACCAATATAATTTTGAATTTTCAATATTTGATAGATAATCCTTATAAAAAGAAATATCTTTATCAATATTATTGTATTTTGAAGGGGTTTTATTCCATTCACCACAGTAACATGTTAGTACAGCTAATGAATATAATTGAGAGTTAATATGAATATCGATAGGAAATTGAGTTATAGATTTTAATTCTGGAGAGATAAAAATATTTTTCTTGTCAAATGGTTTTATAATTTTTGTAAATTTATTTTTAATAGGTAAAAAATTGGAAGTGTTTAAGTACAAGAAAATAATATCGTATCCAGAGCCGCCTATTTGTGATTCTTTATCAATTTCAACTCTAATAATATCATTAATATCTAAAAATAAATGGCAAAAATTGTCCTTTTCTAAACTTTCAAATTGCTTAGAGATATTGTTATAAATTTCTTTTAAATGTCTATATGAAAATGATTCTTTTCTTTTTAAAAGATTTTTTAGTTTTTCTACTTTAATAGCTTTAAATGTAAAAGAATTATTTGTACTTTTTGTAATATTTAATTTTTTTTTAATAAAATTAAAGAAGTTAGTAAATTTCTCTCCATTTTCAAAATTTAATTTATAATTTGAATTGGAATTTTTGTGAATATTAATAGAATTAGTTTCAAATATTACAGTCATCTATGAAATAATTATATATTAAAAAGTTATTTTTAATATATTTAGTATTTATATATGGTAAGACCAGGAATGAAAAGATTACAAGAGGCTCAGAGAGTGAAAGTTCAGCCAAATAAAACAGGAACATCAGTAATGTTAGGTGGTTCAATATATCATAATAATAGAGCAAGAAGAGTAGTATTTAGTGAATCACCAGGAACTCCTTATAATGATTTGGGAAATTCAAGAGAGTTTGATAATGTGAAAGACACAACTTTGGATAATGAACATAAATGTGCTTGTGCTACAGTATATGCTAAGGATTCAACAGGCAAGATTATTCCATATAAATAATTTTTATATAACTAAATAATTATATAAAATAGTTTAAAGACAAGGCAAGAAGATAATTGGTGTGAAAAGACAAGAAAAAAAATTAGAAAATTGAAGTAAAATCTTTCCGACAAGATATTATTAAAAATCAACTATAAAACACTTAGTTTCAAACTAACAAAAAACATGTCTACTGTTCCAGCAATGTACTCAACAAAGCAGCATGAGAATTTCTTGGTGAATTCTGACCCTAAGCAGGGTATCAGCCTTTGTATTCCAAGGGTTTTCAACAACATTGGTTGGCGTCGTATCAAGCAGCATATGATTGAAGCCAATCTAGGATTTGTTGAACGTGTTGACGTTATTCAAGTGGCGGGTGGAGCTTACAAGAGAGCATTTGTTCATTTCGCAGCAGGAAAGTGGAATATGAGGGATGAAACCGCGGTTGAAGCTCTTAAGGCACTTCAGGATGGAAAAAAGCTTAAGCTTGAGTATGAGTCACCTTGGTATTGGCTAGTTGGAATCAGTGGAGCGAAACGTCCTGATGAAGCTCCAAAGCCACGCGTAGGTCGCAAGCTTCGGATTGAGATTACTACTACAGAGAATAAGAAAAAGGCAGAATTCGCTGATGATTGGACTCCTGAGCCAAATTATGACCTATCAGCTCAGCCTGATGAAGAGTATCGAGTCGAGAATGACCCTATTGTAGCTAGGGCTATTGCAGGAAATCCTGCAACTCCGAAGAGCGAATTCAATATGGCAGAGGCTATGGGAGCTGAAGTGCCAGATGAACTTAGGTAAATAATAAAAAAAACCTGTGAGAAAACACAGACGAAAAAAAATCAAGGCTAGATTCCCGAGTACGGTCAAAGGGGGCAGATTCAAGATCTGTTGCGAAAGCTTCGTGGGTTCAAATCCCACTCTAGCCAGGCTGGGCGCGGCAAAAATTGGTGGAGGAGACTACGCAATAGGTAATGATGTAGGTGATGATAAAAGGTAGCCAAATACAAGATTATCATTGGGAGCACGGAAATCTATAGTTATTGATAAAAGCAATTATGATGTATAGTAGAGGATTGAAATTGATGTCATGGATTTGGGGAGCACGGATATAGTTCTTATAGTGAAATGGTTATCACGTTGGTCTTTGAAACCAGAATTCAGGGTTCGATCCCCTGTAAGAACAATTCCCAATTAGTCTAAATGGTTAGGATACCCCGCTTTCACCGGGGAGAACCGGGTTCAATCCCCGGATTGGGAACGCCTACTTAGCTCAGTCGGTAGAGCGCAAGACTTTTAATCTTGTGGTCGTGGGTTCGACTCCCACAGTGGGCAACATATAATTTTTTTTTCTTTTTTCCTATCAAGACAAGAAAAAAATTTAGAAAATTGAAGTAAAATCTTTTCGATATGATATTATTAATTATAAACAATACTTAATAATATGTTTTCCGTAACAAAAAGTGGTCGTGTAACAAAAAAACCAGAAAGATTCGCTGAGTTGTCTTTCGTCCCAGGCTCAGGAATTGAAGGATGTGATCAATATGACAGAAATTATGATGATGGAAGTATTCAATACTTTGGAAGAGAAGAATGTAAAGATGGTTTGGATGAAATAAGAGATGAAATATATGAAAAAGATTTAAAAAATTATATGCTTGTGAAGGAATCATGTAACGCACTTCCTTCAGATATGTCTAATATTATTACAAAAATGGCATTTTCAAAGAGTAATTATTCAGATGATATTAATTTCATAGCATCTGATTTAATTACTCCAGGAAAACAAATTTCTAGGGATGATGATGATTATGATTGGAATACTGAAGATGAAACATCTGATGAGGAGGAATGGTGTGAAAGTGATGATGAAGAATAAATATAAATATAAATTTATATATTAAATTTTTTATCAAGATTTTTTTATAGAAAATTGAATATTAATAATTCAAGAACTTATTTAACACAGAAACATCAACAATGAAATTTCTTTACGAAAAAACAAATAACCATAATACTAATTATTATAGAAGAAATAAAGTAGAAAAATTTAACATACATAAATGTCCTTATTGTAATTATGAAACAACTGGTCCAAAATCTTCATTAAATGCTCATATTTGGTCAAAACATACACCTGAAAATGAAAAACCATTTCAATGTCCGTGCTTTAAATGTCCAAGAGGCTTTGCTTCGCGAGCAAATTTACATAAACATATTTTAAAAAAACATAATATAAAAATTCCCAAAAGAAGAAAAAAAGTTTTAATTTATCAAATTTCTCTCCAAAATCAAAATGATGAAGATATTTCTAATGAAAAAAAAGAATATTATATGAATAATAATTTTATTTTAAATAATGATTTACCAATCACAATATCTAGATATGAAAATATTATGTATGATGATTTACAATATCACAAAAATAAGGGAATTATATCATTATTAGAATTAACACGTGATGATTTATTAGAAAAAATCGGAAATTGAAAAGACTTAAATATAATAAAATATTTTTTTTATATGGAAGATGAATATTTAACTAAACAAATATTGACATATATGGGTAATAAACGTAAATTTTTAAACAAAATAGATGAAATTATTACACTTATAAAAAATGAAACTGGAGAGAAAAATATAAATATTGCTGAAGGATTTTCAGGAAGTGGAATAGTAAGTAGATTATTTAAAAATCGAGTAATGAGTGATAATGATTCAGGTCAAGAACTAAAATCATTATATGTAAACGATATGGCAGGATATTCAAAAACCTTGAATGAATGTTATTTAACTTCTACAAAAGATTTAACTACAAATGATTATGAAATTTTAATTTTACATAAAAAAAAGTTAAGGTCAATTCTCTCCAAATCAAAAATACCAAAAAAATTTATATCAAAATACTGGTCACCAAATAATGATAATAATATAAAAGAAGGAGAAAGAGCTTATTTTACTCATAAAAATGCTTGTAATATTGATAAAATGATGTATTATATAAAAAATAAAATAGAAAAAAAATATCAGTGTTTCTTTTTAGCTCCTTTATTGGTAAATTGTTCAATACATAATAATACGAATGGTCAGTTTTCAGCATACTATAAGAATGAAGAAAAAACAAAAGGAATGTATGGAGGAAAAAATAAAGTAGATTTAAATCGTATAACTGGAGAGATTTTACCTGAACTTCCAATTTTAACGGAACATAAGGCAGATGTTAAAATTACCCAAATGGATACGAATGAATGGGTAAAAACTTTACCAATGGTAGATTTAATGTATTATGATCCACCATATAATAAACATCCATATAACATATATTATTTCTTACTTGATATAATTAATAATTGGGATACTAGTATAGAAATTCCTGAAACATATAGAGGACAACCGAAAAATTGGGTAAAAAGTCCATATTGTAGTTTTGTAAAGGCAAAAGAATCATTTGAAGATTTAATAAAAAATACAAAAGCGAAATATATATTGATTTCTTATAATAATAAGGGAATAATTCCTTTAAAAGAATTAGATGAAATTTTAGAGAAATATGGAGAATTAAGAAAAATACCAGTAGAACATAGTGTTTATAATAAATTAATAGGTATTGCGGCAAAAAAAAGACAAAAGAAAAATACAAAAGTAGAGGAATTTTTATGGCTGTTAAAAAAAGGCACTTAAAAAAACGCACTAAGTAATTATATGAGATATCATTGTGAATTTAAAAATTGTGAATGTAATAAATATATTTTACATTGTAATAGTTTATGTTATAATTGTGGTCACTCTAATATATGGCATTCAAGAAAAGAAGCACCACCACTAGATAGTTATTTGTCTTTTATATCTGAAAGATTACCAGCAAGAACCCCTGTATATGAAAAAAAGTATTTTAATATAGCAATATTTTTACCTGAAGTTCCACCATTGCCTGATAGTGATAGTGAAATAGAATATTGCGAAGCAATAGAAGTTTTACCTGTTTAATTTTCCTGTAATTTTACACATTTCCAAAACCAAGGAATATTATATATAATTTTAAAATCTTTTCCATTATCCAATATTTCTTTTACTTTTAAGCTTTTTTCATTAGAATTCCATGATGAATAATGTATAAATGCTCTTTTATTTTTTCCTAATAAAATTAAATCAATATTTTTAATTTTACCAAAATTATGATAATTGAAAATATCTAATATAAATGATTTTTTAATATTTCTATTTAATTTTGGGATACAAATTGATATAGTCATTTTAATAATTGATTTTTATTTAATTTAATAAAAATCAATTTTAAATACTGCCTCTTGTAAAGTAATATGTTATATACAACCTTTTATATGATAAATAAAAATAAATAAATTGTTTGCTGTTAAGAGACAAATAAAGATATTAATTATTCTTTAAGTAAATTATAAAATTGAAATAATATTAAAATATATTAGCAACAGTATAATATAACATAAATGTCATCTGATAATTCACGTTTTAGTTGTCTTAAACCAACAAATAATGATAATTCCTTCAGAAGTAATAGGTTTCGGAAACCAAATACAGAAAACAAGATAAATTCTAGATGGGAGAGAAGTAAAAGCCCAGAAAAAACTAATAGATTTAAGTCTAGAAATCAAGTAAAAGTAGGAAATTATAGAAGAAACTTTAGAAATAACAATAGAAATAATAATAGAAATAATAAAAGATTTCACAGCAAAAAATTTCATAATGTTGAAAAAGATGAAAAAGGAAGACCTATAATATGTGGAGCAACAAATAATTCATTTAATCCATTTGATATTGCTATGAAAAAATCAATTAATAAAAAAACAAATAAAAAAGAAACATTAAAAATCATTTCTAAAAAAAAAGAAGTATTAAAAGTAGTTCCAAAAAGTAATTTTATTGAAAATACTGTAGTATATGAAAAAAAGACTGAAGTAGGTTTTAAAAAAAAAGAATTAAGTGAAATTGAAAAACAAATGATTTTAAATATGCAGTATGAGACAGATTCAGAAGAAAGCGAAGATGAGGAAGAAGAATTATAATTTAATAAATTAGTAAAAATATAAAACTTTTTTTACTAATTGATATTAATATGAGTGATTATGAAATAGAAAATACCTTTGATATATTTAATGATGATGAAGAATTAGATGATTCCTGGTTAAATGAAATAGAAAATGAAGATAAATTATACACTTCTTTTTATACCGAAGAAAATGAAATAGTAAAATTAGTTTATATTTATATAAATCGTGATAATAAAATTTATTATATTAAAAAAGATGATATAATTTTAGATAATAAACTCATTGATAAAACTAAATTAATTTTTTTATTAAAAAAAAATAAAATTTATAATTCAAAAGACCATAAGTTAATATCCATATTACAATACAATATTGATTTAGAACCAGAAGATTTATCATCATATTTAAAAAATAGCGAAAAATATAATTTTTTATCAGTAAAATCAACTTTATCAGAGATAAAATGGGATGATAGTATCCATTTTTTTAAAAATTTAAATAGTTTACATATAATATTTTATGAAAATGTAGTAAAGGAAAATAAAACAAATACCAAAAAAATATATATAAGGGAAAGTAAAAAAAGACGCAAGTCTAGAAAAAAATTAACTTAAAGAGTTTGTATAAATATATTATTATTATGAATAGTATCGTATCAGCATTGGATATTAGTTTGAAACCCAAAAATATTGGAGAGAATGGACATGTTCAGTATGATTGGGGGTCTACTTCAGATGTAAAAGAATTTTTGGTTCAATATTTTTTTCAATTAGTCAGAACAAAAGATACTAGTGATTTAAAAAAAAAATTAATTAATATTTTAGAAAATACTAGTTGGGAAATAAATGAAAAAGAATTAACTATTTTATATAAATTAATAGCACAAACTAGAGATATTTTAAATGGTAAGGGAGATATGGATAATACATGGATGCAGATTGAAGCTTGGTATAATTTTTATCCAGACTTAGCTTATAATGCCTTTGTTCATTGTGTTGATTATTCACATCATTCATTAAATAAACATCAATATGGTTCTTTTAAAGATATTAAATATTTTTTAGCTTATTTAAAAGAAAATACATTAGATGGTGAAGCACATCCCTTGGTTGATAGAATTTTAAATGAAATTGCTATTAAATGGTTAGAAAGAGATGAACGATTATTAAATGAAGGAAAACCTGTTAGTTTAATTGGTAGATGGATTCCCAGAGAAAAATCATCCAAAAGATTTAATTGGATTTTTAAAAAATTAGCAAAATTAATGTATCCTTCTTTTACTGAAGAACCAGCAAATGGATGGAAAAATCTAAGACAAATTAAAAAAGCTCAATTAAAACAAAGAATTTATTTAAAAAAATTATTAGTTAAATTATCAGGTATTGATGGAGGATCCGATACTGTTCAAGTTAAAATGTGTAATAAAAATTGGAGACATATTGATTTTAATAAAGTAACATCGATTACTCTTAGAAAACAAAAAAACGCATTTTTAAACAAAACTAAAAACAACTCTTTAAAATGGCATTTTGAAGATAGATGTCTATGTGCTGAAAATTATAAACAACATATAGAAAAAGCTTTGTCAGGTGATAAAACAGCAAAAGTTCATGGAAAAAGATTAAATGTAGGTGAATTAGCTAAAGATGCTTATTCATATAATGATATATGTGATGATGATAATACAATTAGAGAAACTATTAATTTACAATGGAAAAGTAATCAAGAAAATAATAAAGGATTAGAAAATATGTGTATTATTCCTATGTGCGATACATCAGGTTCAATGGAGTGTGATGGATGTTTACCTTTAAATAATTCAATTGGACTATCTATTCGTATTAGTGAAATATGTCATCCCAGTTTTAGGGATAGAATACTGACTTTTGATGCTATTCCAAAATGGATAAATATAGGAGATTGTAAAGATTTTGTTGAAAAAGCAAAAAAGGTCCGGAAATCCGCATGGGGATGTAATACAGATTTTCATTTAGCATGCGATAGAATTATTGAATCTTTTGTTGAACATAATGTAAGTCCAAATGAAGTTAGTAATTTAGTTTTAGCAGTATTTAGTGATATGCAGTTTGACGATAGTTGTCATAATGTGGGTATTTTTGATAGTGCTTATGAAAAAATCGCAAAGACGTTTTATGATGCTGGAATGAAAACAAAATATAAAAAACCATACGATCCTCCACATATTTTATTTTGGAATCTTAGAAAAACAAGTGGTTTTCCAGCAACTACATTTACAAAAAATATAACATTTCTTAGTGGATATAGTTCTAGTTTATTAAATATATTTGTAACAAAAGGAATAAAATCATTAAGAGAAACATCACCTTTTACACTATTAGAAAATATTGTTAATATTAAAAGATATTCACCTATGGATGAAAATATTTCTGATTATTTATCTATGGTATAATATATAGATGGCACAAAAAAAAGAAAAGGTAAAAAAAAATAATTTTATTTATAATTAAAAATATTATAAATAAAAAAAGTTAAATATTAAATAATATTTTTATTTAATATGTCAACTGATATTTCGAATAATTATTTACACAATATATTATCAGAAATAAGAGATTTATCAAATTCAATGACAAATCAGGATCAAAATGATTTTATAAGTTTATTAGTAAATTTTTTAAATACCTCAAATACAAATGAGAATTTATTAAGTTTGCCTTTCTCTCAAACATTTTCAAATTTGTCTTCAAATCAATTAAATGAAGTATTAAATCGTTCTTTAAATGAAAAACAAGCATATAAAAAAGTAATTAATAATAAAGGATTATCAAAATTAAAAAAAATTATATATGATGATTCAAAATTTGAAACAAAAGAATGTGTAATTTCAATGGAAGAATTTAAAAATGGAGATGAAATAACTCAATTACCTTGTAATCATATTTTTCACTCGACATTTATTGAAAGTTGGTTAAAAGATGAATCTTCAAAATGTCCAATTTGTAGATTTGAATTAGATTATATTGAAAAAAAAAATGATGATTCTAATACAAATATTAGAACTAATAGAATTATTAATAATAATCAAAACAGATATAATCAAATGTTTTCTAATATGGAAATGTTATATAATCCAACTCAAAATTTATTTAGACCAAGTAGAAATGTATTAATAAATCAAGAACAACAAGTAAATAGATTAATTAATGTAGAAAATAGTTATTTAATAAATAGAAATTTACAAAATGCTATATTATCAAGTTTGAACAGTGAAGATTATCAATCATCCTCTAGTGATGAAGAAATTGATATTTTTGAAGCATTTTATGAAGATGATGAGTAAAATTAAATATCATCCCAATTAATTTCTACATCATCTTTTTTATCAAACAATTTATTATCATTTTTCGACTCAGTTTTATTTTCTACATTTGATTCGACAATATTAACTTGATTTGTAAAATCAAATCCACATTCATTATCAATTTTAATTTGAGATTTTTTAGTATCATCCAATATTTTATATACTTCAGGAATTTCTTTTAACTCATCTATTTGATTTTCATTATAAACATAAATTAAATCAGCTTTTTCTTTTTTTTTTGGTCCAACGACTTCACCCATAGTAACACTTCTTAAAGCAACCATAACAATACTATTTAATTTAATTGTATTATCTCTTTTATTTCTTCCTCGAAATTTTCCACGAATTACTAATGTTCTTTCCTTACCATCACTACATAATATACCAGCATGACCACCACCATGAATACCTGTAATTCTAGCAAATATTTCTCCCTCTTCTTGAGGTTTTCTTAGTTTTCTACTTGAATAACCACCTTTTGGTGCTACATTTTTTCTTGCCATTTTTTTATGACCACTACCTCCTTTTTTGTTTTTAACCATTATGTCTTATAATATATTGTTATTTATATTAAAAAAATTTATTTCAATTTTACTATTAATAATTAATTTTAATTCTTATATTTTTTTTACATTTATTTACAAATATATTATTTAACCATTGTGTTAAATTTATTTTTTTAAATTTTTTTATGCTTTTTTCTTGAACTTCAATACTTTGTTCATCTGGTTCATAATTGTATTGTTCATAAAATTTTTCATATTCATTTACATTTTTAAATTTTATTAATTTTTTTTCATCATCAACTACTATATCATACTTATCAAATCTATTTTTCCAAATTAAATTTTTGTAAGCATAATATTCCCATTTATACCAATATATTTCATTTAAATTTAGACTATCTCTTTTTAATTTAAAACACGATATATTATCAGAAATACCATATTTTCTTTTATTTTTAAGCATTTTATAAGGATTATCTATTTCATCAATTATTTCAGACATAATTGAACCAAAATATAATAAACTTTTTTTTTCATTTTTTGTTATTAAATCTTTATCACGCCATAAATTTGACAAAGCTTTTTCTATTTCTTTTTTATTTTGTTTTAATACAAATTTAATTTGTTTTTGAGGATTTGGAAAAATAATTTGAAAATTTTCAGGAGAATCATTAATCCATTTATCAATTCTAGCATTAAGATAATTTTTATTTTCAATACAATTAATATTATCTGTTAATAATATTTTATTTATTTCGTTTTTATCAATAGTTCTATAAAATATTTTTTGTTTAGATTTAATTTTAAAACTATTAATTATTGTGAACAATAAATGACTATAAATATTATTATTACTAATTATTTTTATTTTTGTATTTAAAATTTTATTTAGTAATTTGATAGTATTTTCTTTATTTACAGTTTTTTTTAAATAATAAGAAATAGATTCCTTATCTTTTTTCTCTATGGAAATAATTAGTTTTTTCTGATTTTTATCACTAGTTTTGAATTTATTTTCATCATAGTCATCAATATTGATAATAGATTTGTTTCTTGAACTATAATAAACTCTAAGTAAAAACAATTCATAATTTTTTTTTAATTTAAATAAATTTTTTATAATCCATAAAATACATTCAATATTTTTTTCATTATTAAATTTTTTTTGTTTTAATTGTATTTTTTTTAAAAACTTAGGATTTTTTAACGCGTAAAAATCATAGTATATTTTGTATAATAAATCCCAAGTTTTATTTACATCTTTGCTTTGATAAAATTCATAAATCCAGTAATAACATTGTTCTAAGTTTTTTTGATTTAGCATATTTTCTATCAAAGTTATTTTCACTTCATCATCGTTATATAAATATCTTGTAAACATTTTTTATAAAACGATGTTGTAGTAAAATTTTAATCAATTTTATTATCTAAGTATAAAATATATGTCTAATCCCTCATCGTGGCTTTCTCATGTTCGTAAAACTATGTATGAAAACGCAGGAAATTCATTTACACATATTTTAAAAAGAGCAAACAAAACTTATAAAAAGAAAAAGGGAGGAAGCAAAAAACAAAAAAAAAATAAAAAAAAAACATTGAATAAGACAAAAAATAATAAAAGTAAAAAAAATAAAAAAAAAGGGAAAAAAAAATTTAAACATTAAAAATTATTATAATTATAAATGAATAAATATGATAATATAGATTTAAAAAAATCGCCAATAATGAATAAATATCATATTGAAGAAATAGAAAAAACAAAAAAAAAATACAATGAAATTGTATCAATATTGGACGTTAAAAAATGTGTATATTTTAACTTCCGAGATAAAAATAATGTTAATAACTTCAAAATTTATTACGGTGATATAAGTAAAAATGATATAATCATTTATGACAATATTATTGATAGAGAAATAATTACAAATATAAATTATCCTTTATATCTTTTAAATTGGAGAACTCAGAGTAGTTCTTCAGATTCGGATATGGGATTTTTTTTTAAATGTGAATTAATGGATAATTTATATTTTCATAAATTATTTTTTAATGAAATAATTCCAAAAATAGATTATGTTAATAAGGAAAAATTAAAGATAGTCAGATGTTACATAAATTTTCATTTAACATTAACTCCTGGATATTGGCACGTTGATGGACCAGGATATGGACCAACATTTTTAGTATATTTAAATAAATATTGGAAAACTGAATGGGAAGGACAAACAGCTTTTTATAAAAATACAAAAACGAAAGAAATACAATATGTAGATGTAGTTCCTGGAAGAGTAGTTATTTTTAAACCATATATAAAGCACAGAGCATGTGATATGTCAGTTTTTAGTTTAAAAGAAAATAACGGTAGATTTACACTTGCTTATCATACATATTATGAACAATGATTATTTACGTGATTTTTTATATAGTATCTTCATTGTTTTAGTTTCATATAATTCATTTTTTTTTTCATTAATCATTTCTTTATTACTATTAAATCTATTTTTAATAACATTATTAGTAAGCTCTTCAAAAGTTTCAATATTATTTAAATTTTTTTTATATAAAAAAGTATTGAAAGTATGAACAGTATCAATTAGGTTTAATCTTTTTTCAGGGTCAGGATTTATATTTTGTAATAATAATTTACTAAAAAAAATAATAAATTCATTATCAATAAATCCATTAATATTAATATATTTTAAAAATTTTAAATACATAATAGCTATTGAATAATTATCAAAAGTTTCCCAATAATTTATAATTTTAATTATTCTTTTTTTGAATTCTATTTGATCATATTTTACCAATTGATTAAAACATTTATTTTCATATTTTTTTAAAAAGTTAGGTGAAAAATTTTTTTGTATTGCTTTATTATTTTTTACAAAAAGATTACTGATTTTTTTTAATTCTTCATTATCAGGATTTTTATTAATATTAAATAAATAAGATAGGTAATGAACTTCTAATGGCCAAACATAATACTGTGGAGCAAAAACATAGAATATTTTTTTAAAAAAAGAATCAGTTTTTTTTTTTTGACATATCACATGATAATCCAAAATCAATTAAAATTGGTGCTTGTTTATCAATATCATATAAAATATTAGAACCCTTAATATCATAATGCATAATAGATTTACTAACCAACATTTGACAGCTTCTAACTAAATGATTATAACTATTTATTATACTATTAACAATTTGAATACTATTTTTTTGACTTACTAAATAATTTATAAAATCTTCACCATTTATGTATGGTAATTTCATTAATACAAATTTTTTTGATTTACTTTTTTTTATTATAGAACAATTATCAGTATCTTTTTCAGTTTTTTTAATTTTTGCTATATCAATTTCACAATGTTTTATAATGGGAGCAAAATGATTACCGTATCCATTTATATCTTTAATAATTTTACCTATTCTAATTTCATCCTTAGCACTTAAATCATATCTTTGTATTTTACTAACATACTTTTTAGTTTTAAAATTATCTCCATTACAATCAATTCCTGGATGAAAAACACAACCATAACCTCCTTCAGCTATTAATTTACCTCCTTTCATATTAATATTAAAAAATATTTTAAAAATTTTTTTTATTATTTAATTATTTTTTTTTTGATGAATGAAATATCTATTTTTATAAGTTTTTTTAATTTTATTAAATATATCATCTTTATTTAATTTATAACTTTGTAATCTTAATATTTCATTGCTAATTTTTTCTTTATATTCTGAATTATCCATAAAATTTATAAAACCATCAGAAGGTTTTAATTCTCTTCTAGAACAAATACTAGTAATATGATTATCCATTAGTTCTCTAAATTCACTGTCTAATCCTACATAGTTTCTTCTTTTTAATGGTTGTTTTTTAATATTGGATTTAGTTTTAAAATAATACCTAGCACTTTTATACATTTTTACTAAAACATTACCATTATATCCATTTTGTTTTAATATACTAATTTCATTATCTATTATTTCCTTGTTTTCATTACACCAAATTTCCCAATTATCTTTAAATGAAATAGAATCATCAAATCTATGAATTCTTGAAAAATCTTTTAAACATTCTAAAAATCCTGTTGAAAATTTGAAACGATAAGTTTTTACTTTATTTTGATTATCACTCATTTTTACAATTTTAATATTTATTAAATATATTTATTAAAAATATTTCAATTTTATATAATGCCCATTTACAAAATTAATAAGTTAATTCATCTTGATAAATACACAAAATGTTACAAAAATATATTTTCTATTGATAATCCACCAAATGATTTAAGTTTGAATTTAATAACAAGAGTTATAAAAAAAGAAAAATTATCTCCATTTCATACATTTTCTTCTTGTTGCGATAATACATCTTGTTTAAAAGTTTTTATTAATCTAAAAAAAAATAATGAATTGTTACTAGAAAATAATATTGATATTTTATTTTCTCAAATTATTGAAGCCGGATTTAAAATAGAATATGAAATGTCAAAACTAATTAATAAAAAAAATTTTATTTGTTTTATTTCAAAAAATTGATTTTAATAATAATTAATAATTAAAATTAAAATGACTTATTCAATAGAAATAATTGAAGAATATATAAAATCACTAACAAAGATAGAAAAATTAGCTATGAAAATAGCAGAAGAAGATTTAGGTACTTCTTTTAATATTGAAAAAAGTATAGGATTTTTAAAATGGATAAAGAAAAATAAAGTATAAACTTATATTAATAATGAACTTATCAATGCCCAAATTACCATCTTGGAGAAAACCCAGTTATGAAGATATTCAAAAGGATCAGATTCCTGAAAATGCGAAACCAGGCGATACAATACCTGTAAAAACAGAAAATTATGAAGGTAATATTACAATACCTGAAACAGCAGCAAAAGATAAAATTAATTCAATAACTATAGACCCTCCAAAAAATAATGAAAATAATGAAAATAATGAAAATAATGAAAATAATGAAAATAATGAAAATAAAAGTTATTCAGTTGAAGAGGTTAAAAATGCTTTATTATTAAACCCTATCGGTGTAAAATTAATTGATAAATTACAAAAATATGGTTTTTTTAAACAAGAAGATTTAATTAAAGTAGCTAAAAGTATGTCAGAAGAAGGAATGAAATCAATTCTTACAGCATATGCTAAACTATTACTTATGATTCCTAAGGCCATGTTGAAAAAAATACAAAAAAGAATGTTGCCTAATATGAACCCAAATGAACCTATTACTGATAGTGAATTTCAAAAAGACTTTCAAAAATTAGCCGAAACATATACAGGTTTATTTGGTGCTATGAGTATGGTTTGGGAAGAAGAAGGAGTTAAAATAGCTAGAGAAAAACTTTTAGAAGCAATCAAAGAAGAATTTATAAAACCTGCTTTAAAAATTGGTATAGACGCCTTAAATGAAAGCAGTGATGAATTAGATAAAGTAACAGACAAGTTAGGAGATAAAATAGAAAAAATAATTAGAAACTCACTAAATTCGGTTGCTCTTGGAGTTCAGTCAGCACCTGTTGCTGGAAATATGTTGACAATAGGTAGAGCAGGATTATCTGGAGCTGCTGCTGCTGCTTCAGGTATAAGTTTAGTAGCAAATTCTATGGAAGCATTTTTTGAAACTATTGATAAAGTTACTGATAATAATAAACAAAATATAAAAAAATATGCTACTTTTTTAAAAAATAGGTCTAAACAAGTTAAAGATATTTCTAATTTTATTGAAAATATGCTAGATAAACCATTTGGAAGTGTTTCAGAAAACAAAAAAGGTGGTAAAAGAAAATTTCGTAAAACTAAAAAAAAGCACCAAAAAAAAAGAACTAAACGAAAAACTAAAAGTAAAAAGTAAATAAATTATAATTAAATTAATAGTAATTTATTTTTTAAACATTGATTGCCAAGTAGAAAAGTCCATCTTTTTTTTGCTTTTTTGTTTTTTTTTATACGTTTTTAACATTTTAAAATCTTTAATTTTTCCTTTATATTTATAATTATTACCATTTATTGCTGCTTTTACTTCTTTCTTTTTTGGTTCCATTTTCTCATTTGGTTTTAATTTCACAAATAAATCATCATCACTATCTATTTCCTCATTTTTTTTTTCTTTTTTTTCCTTTTCTTTCTCTTCCCGGATTTTTTGTTGTTCTTTTTGTTTTTTCAAATCATCATTTCTATCTATATAAAAACTTGAACATTCAAAAACATTTACATATTTTCTACTTACTGCTTCCAAATAAATATATTTTACACTTTTATTATCTCCCCACCAATCAAAACATTCATTTTTTTTGTTATATTTCATAAAAACTAAACCATCAGGGGTTGATTCACATACACAACAATTTTCTGTATCCAATTTATCATTTTTTACATTTTTCTCAATAATTTCATATCTATTTTCATAAGCTATTTCGTCTTCTTCATATGGCCAATCTATATCTTCCTCATTTTTTACTTCTTTTATATGAGGTAAAAATATATATTTTGCTACTATCCAACTAGGTATTATTAATATTGTTGGGATAAAACTTATAAAAAAAAATAAACTTAATAAATAATTTCCTTTAAAACATTCACCACAAGCATTTGTTTCATTATATAAAAAGTCTTCGCAAATATTATTTATCATTTATAAATTATTCTGTTATTTCATTTTTAAGTTCTTTATTTAACATTTTTTCTCGTAATTTAAATAAATCTTTCACTTCTTTCTGTAAGTTAATTACCTTAATTCTTTGATATGTTTTATTTTTATTATTTGGATGTAGACATACTAAATACATTTCCCTTACTTTTATTCCATAATTCTTCTCTAAAAGCGCCTTATATGTATTTAATTGAAGACAATAATGATAATAATTACAGTCTGGAAGATGTTTTATACATGAGGTTAAAGCACTTTGCCATTTATTATCCATTCTAATTCCTACACTCCTTTTCCAATCATAAATATCTATTGATCCATCTTTATTTATATATGTCATATCTATTGAACCTGCAAATTTTAATTCTTTATCCCAAATCATCCATTCTGTTCTATATGGCTCTTTATTTTTTCCTATTTCTTCCTCAAATTCTTCAAAATATTTCCATTCTATACAATCTTCCTCTACTTCTACATCCATATAATTATAATAGCATTCTATATCATAATGCATTTTTGTTCCTGCTGTTGATGCCTTTTTCCCATTTTCATCCCACATTTTTTTTATTTCTTCTTTTGTCATACCCCAATATTTATGAGCTGGTCCCCATTTTCTACCCAACATCATCTTATCAATTATTTTATCCGCATCAAAATGACTAAAATGTGAATGATTCCACGTTGTTACTGACATATAATTACTATCTCCATTAATTGTATATATATGAGGACCCTCATCAAATGATATTAATTTATCTCTTGAATGTGAATTTTTTTTTGCCAAATATTCAGGAACTTCCATTTTATTTTTAATTCTGTATTTTTTTTTAATATATGTTATTCAATTTTATTAAATTTTGTAAAATATTTAATAAAATACTAGTATAATTTATTATTATGGAAAAAGCTATCAATAATTTTTATTTATATCAAAATATAAATATAACTGATAATCAACTTTTTTTTAAAAAAAAAAAAATTACCAAAACTATGCTTTATTTACTCGATAATTATGATAATTTTAAATATAAAATGATTCCATCTCTATTTCAAAATATTAAATTTCATCATTATAAAGACATCTTTATTTTTCATAATGTTATTGATGATGATTTTTGTCTTCAACTTATTGAATTATTAAATAAAAAAGAAAAGGAAAATAAAGTTTTTAAAGAATTTTGGAAAAAAGGAAACAATGTTCAATGTTCTTATATTGAAATTAGACAACATACTAATTTAGATAAAAAAATATATGACATTTTCACAAAATATTTTAAGATTATTCAAAAAATAATGCCTCAATGTAAAATTATTAGTGATAGTGGGTATGTTTTAAGAAGAATATATGGTGAAACTAGAACACATTCTGATGGTATAATTAGTGCTGAAAGTGCTAGGTCCATTTCCGCAATTTTAGCATTGAATACAAACTACAATGATGGAATTTTTAAATTTCCAGAACAAAATCTTCAATTCAAAATGAAAAAAGGTGATTTAATTTTATTTCCTCCATATTGGACACACCCTCATCAAGTTAGTAGTCCATCAAATAATACTAATAGATTTACTATTAATACTTGGGGAACTTTTCAGGAAGCATTATACACTTTATAAGTAAGGATTATAGACTTTTCATTAAGCATTACTGACCCGTCACAAAACCAGCATAAATTAAAAAATTAATTTCACTGTATTTTGGTTTAAAATCAACCCCCTGTCCTGTATTGCTTATAGTACCTCCTGCTGTGCCATTATTTACTGTTACATTATGATTATGTGATCCTGCTTGTTGAGTATCAACTTTAATCTCATGAGAATGATTAGCGTTGTTCGAAGTGGTATTTCGTGCGTTGTGGCCCATATTTGAGGAATGAAAAACAGTCTTATCCTCCATAGCATTATAGTCAGATACAGTTTCACTGTATCCGCGTATTACTCCAGGAAGCTCTGACCCTCCGTAGTAAACTCGCTTGATTGTATGCTCATGTTGAGCTACCCCCTGTATGGTTGAGTTTGTTTGATGGTAGTGACCAGCATTAGCAGAAGTAGTGCCACTATCAATCTCGTGAGTATGTACTCCAGCATTACCTGAGCTCGCTGTATGGGTATGTGCTGTTCCTGTGAAATTATGATTGTGAGATGGTAAATTATTTACTCCTATTTCTTCCGATCCACCCTTAGAATTAGTGTTACTATATGTAGTTAAAGATGTTGATGTATTCATACTGCCTGACATTGTATTACTCCTAGGGTATCTGTCCTGCATATCTGGAGTGTTGAAGTAAGTATTAGAGCTGTAACCTAAAACACCAGCTAGTGTTGGATAAGAGGTCCTTGAATACTGACCTCCATTACACGGAAGCCAGATTCCTCTTTTTCCTTGGTCTGGTTGCGACCCTCCCGGCCACATAATTATAGTTCCTATTGGCATAAATGGCCCTTTTACATCATTGTCTTTAAAAGTTCCTTCAAATCTGTCTGATTTTATCTTACCAGCGCCATTGGTTTCTACCGTTCCCGTCACAGATACTCCTCCGAAGACATCCACTACTCCGAAGACATCCACACCGTCAAAAAAGTTTGCCACCTTCCAGAAGTTCATCTCTCCATTAGGGGTAAGATCCACATGATAGTCATAACCATTAACACCCTGGAGAGCTGCGACATTCTCACCTCCCGTATAAAATTCTATACCTCCATGGGCTTCTATTCTCATCCTAGAATTATTGTTTACTTCAATACCGGCATACTCGGCGTTTGAACTGTAACGCTGGCTGTAATCTCCTCCGGGCATGGCGGAGACGTTATCTTTCTTAAAATATATTCCTCCGGGGGCGCCTTTTGTTCTAATAAGTAAATTACCTGAAATATCTAATTTTTCCCAGACGTATTCTTCATCTATATCATTATTTATTCCAATGTTCCCAGTCTTGTCATCAATGGTAAATAGAAACTTCGCGGTGCTGTCCTGGATGTAAAAACCTGACCATTTGGTACCGCTTGTCCCTCCCACGGTACTATTCATAGTGCCAAGGAAGTAGTTTTTTGTCCAGGGTCTGTCTGTAAATGATCTCTTTTGTATCCCTAAATATGAATCATCGAGCGTCCCGGCACCGATTTTCAAATTCCCAAAAAATCTTCCGTCTCCTCGTGCTTCAAAACAATTATTAACATTCGTCAAAGCAGTACTCCCTATTGATAGTTTTGATTTTACATAAACTATTTGTCCACTAATATCTTTAGTTAATTTAACAGCAAATATAGGTAAATTATCTTGATTATTATTACTAGCAATATCTATATTGTTAAATCCCTCATCAAAATCAATAGCAAACCAATTACCTTGTCCGCCACATGTTAAACGTAAATCAGTTGAGTAATCATCGTTAGGATATTTACGATAGCTCCTGAACATCCACGGATTTCCTGAAATATCAAATGTCAACATACGTTGTGTCTGCTCTACAAACGGCGGAGCTTTTATATTTAATCTAGAAGGGGTGGCGGAATGTATACCTGAGCCAATAAACATATTGCTAGTCACATCCAGAGTCCCATCAAGAACAGTTGTTCCAGTAACAGCTAAGTTATTTAAAAAGGTGTTACCTTCGACAGTTAAATCAGTTCTTACTAATGCTTCTCCATTTACCTCTAATTCTTTTGTAGGAGTAGGTGTGTTAATGCCTACAAATCCTCTATAATCAATACACATTCTCTCAACTGTTCCAGTGAATGGACCATTATTTGAAGTGTGAAAGGCTAAATAAGAATTATATTCATTATTGTTTGATAGCTCGTCACAACCAGCAACAATTCTAGCTGCTTCACCAGGATGGTTTTGATTAAGGTTATGGAGACTAAATAATATAGAAACTCCGCCTTCTCGCGGGGTGCGGGTGACATTACCAAAATCTGACGTTTGATCATTATATGTTGCTTGTAAATGAAGCATATCGTTGACATGATTAGTTGGATTAACACCGTTTGGTACAGTTTTTTTTATATATAATTCATGATTAGTGTTCGATGCTGTGCCAATACCGACATTCCCATCAAGAATAGTTGTTCCAATAGCAGCTAAGTTATTTAAAAAGGTGTTGCCTTCAACAGTTAAATCAGTTCTTACTAATGCTTCTCCATTTACATCTAATTCTTTTGTTGGATTAATAATATTGATACCAACTTTGTAATCTCCTGTTATTATCATTTGTGGTGCGTGAGTTGGTTCATCTGGTATACTTGCTGTAGAACCTGAACCATTAATCATATGAAATTTAATAGCATTATTTGTAGGGTGTAAAGTTAAATCGGTGGAAGTATATGTAACATAATTATCTACGTAACCAAATATGATTTTGTGTGTCTCACCTAAGGAAGCAGAATAACCGCTGGTCTCTCGGAAGTTTCTATCAGCTAATCTAGTTATTGAGTGTTCAAAACTTCTATAGTGAGTTCTAGTCGATACTACATCTGTCGATACTCTCTGTATTTGTTGCGCTCTAGACATCATAAAATTTCCACCTTCCAAATGTAATTTTTCTTCAGGCGTACGTGTCCCAATACCAACTTTACTGCCAGCACCATCGCCATCAAAGAATGAATCTCCTGTACCTATTCTGACAGTATCTTTAACCATATTATCAAAAGCGTCTTCAATAGAGATATAGGTATTATTAAGACTATCACCAGTATTCCATATCCTTACACTATGATCGGGCATCGTTGTGCCTGTATTTTTTATTAATAATAATTCTACCTCGCCACCAAGTACATTTCGTGAATAGTCAATTTGTAATTTTGCTGTAGGATTATTTGTTCCGATTCCCAAATGACCATCACTAGTAAGTCTCATACTTTCTGTTTGTTGACCTTCATCATGATTTACAGTTGAATTATTATTCCATATAAAATCTCCCTTACATTCAAGATGGAGATTATCGCCTGACCCAGCATCAGGATAGTCATTAAATATATGTGGTCGGGTTAAATTGCCCATATGAGAATGTGATCCTGAAAAAAATATTCCTACACCATTATTACCATAGGAGTCAATACCAAATCCAGATTCATTTGAGGTTTTTATATGTAGTGTTTTTTGTGGAATAAGTGTGTTAATAGCAACGCTTCCACCTTTTGGATTTATAGCATAAGGCATATATGTTCCAGAAACCAAATGCATAGATTGTAAGTATGATTGGTTGTCCCAAGTTGTCCCCATAGCGATCCCCTTATAGTTACTCGTATGAGGTGTTGATTTAGATAACCATATTGAAACACTTTTATTTTTTTTTATTAAATCTAAATTTGCAGAAAAATCGTTTGATATTAAATCACCAAACAAATCAGGGCTGTATCCATTTGGCAGTGAGTCGTGAGAGATAATAGTAGAATTTAAAGCAGCAATAGGTTCTCCAAATCCAAATCCAAAATTTTTGGAACAATCAATAACAAAAACATTTTGATTGTTTGATGATGTAGGATTTGAGCTCACCCCCATTCCAAAAGCAAATCTTAAATCTCCACCAACATAAGCACCGGTTCCAAGTGCTACAACACTTTCATAGGCACCATCACTATTATAGGCGTTGGTTAGTGTATCAATTCTATTATAAGAACCAGCCATAAAACTATACCAATTTCTATAATTTATTCCTGTAGAAGTGTTTTGAATGCCTAATTTATTAAAACCTCCTAATACAGTATTATAGTTATGTTTTTGATAAAAGTCATTAGCCTGAGCACTAGTTCCTCTTTTACTACTTTTTGTTAAATTACTGTCAAAATACCCTATTATATTGCCCCTTCCAAAGACAGAATTATAATTACCAGAAACTTTATTTATTTCTCCATTAATAGAATTAAATTTACCACTCCAAACTTCATTTCCTTCGCCAGATATTAGATTATTTCCGATTCCATTTTCACTAATAGTATTATTATGAATAAAATTATCCTTTCCAATAACTAATGAATATGGAGAGGAATAAATCATATTTTTATATCCAGAAACAATACTACCACCTATGTTGTCATAAATTTCCTGTCCATTTTCAGTATTTAATGATGTATTAACATTTATAACTAGTGATTTTGGAATATCTAAATTTTTAAAATTATCACCTATAATAACAGAATTTGAACAATCATACAATTCGCCAATAACACTATCACCTCCGAGGGTGCCAGAATTATTTTGGTCTTTATTCAATAATATAATAGAATTTGTAGCTCTGTGGGTAATAAATCTTCTATTAATTTTATTAGTTATACTATTGTAATTCCAATTTTTATTTAAATTATAAGATAAAAGGGTGGGTGAATTAGGAGTAGTTTGAACATCAATAATAGCCCAATTAATATCTGCTTTTTTTGGTCCAATGAGTAATTGTCTTTCACACCAAATTTTACCACCAGATATATCACTTTGGAGAAGTGCGTGATGAGAATAAAAATTTTTCATAGGATGTTTTAATATAGTATTTGTACTGTCAGATACATTTAATGAATTATGTGGTCTAATTATAAATTCTTCACCTGATAATCCAGTTACACTTATGTTTCCTTTTGTTACAGAAAATATTTCTCTTTGATTAGTGCCAGTAGAATTATAACCTTTTTGGTGAATAATATTTTGTAAAGTTTGTGGGTGTCCTGCTCTAATATTTAATGCTGTTCCGCCGACAAATCCATTCTGTCCTTGTCCAGACCCTTTACCTTTTAAAATAACAAAAGGAAAATTAACTTCATTTCCTTTTGAAAATTCTCCAGCAGGTTGTGTTGTTGAATTAAGATAATCTTCCTGACGAAATAAAAAATTAAACATATCAAGAGATAATGCGATATTTCTATCGATAAGAGCATTATTAGCATCACCGTCAGTAGCTTCTACACGCCTTATTTCTCCAGATGAGTTTTTAAACCATAAGCCTTCATTTCTGGTTCCAGCAGTAGGTTGAAGCCATAATGATCCAACTGGTATATTATCTTCAGCGTCTCCCCAAAATTCAGCAGATGGAGCATATTTGACTGTATTATTTTCATAATATTTATTAAAAAAGTTAATATATCCATCAGTTCTAATACTACCTCTAATATCTAAAACCACCTTTGAAACACCAGATATTGAACCACCTATAGATATATCAGGGTCTTCACCAATATCAATACCTTTCCATAATGGAATGGCATTTCCTTCGTTAATTCCTGATCGAGGTTGTCCTCCAATTGTAGTTACGTTTTCATTAGTTATAAATAATAAACCTCCACTTTTATCATATTTATTGAAATTATTTATATCTGTTGTCATAAATTGTATGCCATTTGTTGAAATATCAGTTGGTGTAGATTGGTAATATTTTTTAATTTCAGAATTATAAAAAAATCCACTAAAATTACCACCTGAACTTGTTTCATTTAATGCTATAGAAGCCATTTGTCCTGTATCATTTATATTATAAATTCCAGAATTGTTATTATTTCCAAATGATAATCTGCTAAATGGTGTAGATGTTCCTAATCCAAAAACTAAATTACTACCAACAACATTAAGAGCATATCCATTGTATATTTTACCATTTATTGTTTCTATAGGTTTAATTTGACCTCCATCTCCCTTTAGTCTAGCAGTTCCTACATTTCTATTTCTTGCAAAACCACTATTTTTTGTCCATTTTGCATTATGAGACATATATATATACTATTCTATTAATTTTATTATTTAAATATTAACTTACCATTAGTTTATTTTTAAATTTATTTTATTTTTACTTACAAAATGTAAATAATTTTTTTATAGATAAATATTAAATGACATATCAAATTGAAATTTCAATAAATTTAAATAAAATTAATAATTTAAGTGAAGTTAAAGATAATTTATTGAAAAAAGCAGAACAATGTAGATTAGTGGATAATTATAGTATTTTTGAGCATATTGGTGAAAATAGAAAAGTTTTTAGAAATCATTGTGTTTTAACTTTAATTTTTGAAGAACATGATGAATTATTATCTGAATTTATTAAATTTTCTAAAAATATTAAAAACATAAATATTGAATCTGTTGGATTTGATTCTGGAGGAAAATTTAAACTTATGTATGCTTCAAAAAAATATTTGAATATTATGGAAAAACAGTTTATGTTTGATTACATAAATTTAAAAAAACAAAAAAAATTGTATAAACAACAATCTATTATTTATAAAATTTTAAATAAAAAATATTAATTAATTATATTATGGATACTAAAAAATTACCTTTACCCAAATTAGACATTTTTCAAAATATCAAAATTAAAAAAGAGCAAAAAGAAAACAAAGAAAAAAAGAAAACAAAAAAATATTTAGACCAATTATTTAAAAATAAAGATGAATTTTTTAAAAAATATTTTGAGTAAAATAAATCTATAATGTATATTAGTAATATTCATTATGAAAACTTTAAAAAAAACAAAAAAATTACCAAAGAATAAAACATTAAAGAAAATGTTATTGAAAATTGAATCAAATAAAATTATTAATAAATCTATTAAAAAGAAAAAAGTAAATAAAGTTAATATGAGTTTTAATAAAGAATTTGTTAATGTTCTAAGTGCTCTTGAAGAAATTATGAAAAAAAAAGGAGAACATTTTAGGGCAAGAGCATATACTAAAGCTAAGGAGGCTATTATATTATTTAACAAACCAATAACTGAAGTAAGTCAATTAAAAGGAGTAAAAGGTATTGGTAATACAATATTAACAAAATTACAAGAATTTGTAGATACAGGAACTTTAAGTGTATTGGAAAAAGCAAAGAATAATCCTGTATTTATATTTACAGATGTATATGGTATTGGACCTAAAAAAGCCAATGAGTTGGTAAAAAAACATAATGTAAAGACCATAACAGAGTTAAGAACAAGACAAGATGAATTATTAAACGATGTTCAAAAGAAGGGATTGAAACATTATGAGGATATTCTTAAAAGAATTCCAAGAAAAGAAATTGATACATATGAAAAGGAGTTGAAAAAAATATTTGATAAGGTTAAAAACAAGGATAGTACATTTCAAATAATGGGTTCTTATCGTAGAGGAGACCCAAATTCAGGAGATATTGATATTTGTATTAGTGATCCAAATGATGATTCTGGAGTATTTAATAAATTTATTGACGTACTTATTGAGAAAAATATTTTAATTGAGGTTTTGTCAAGAGGTAATACAAAGAGTCTTGGAATCAGTAAATTAAGAAGAAAACCTGCAAGACGTATTGATTTTATGTTCGCGAAACATAATGAATTAGCCTTTGCATTGTTATATTTTACAGGAAGCAAGGAATTTAATACTGTAATGAGAAAAAGAGCCCTTGATATGGGATATTCTATGAATGAACATGGTTTATATAAAATGGTAGATGGAAAGAAAGGAGCTAAATTGGATAGATATTTTCCAACAGAAAAATCTGTATTTGATTTTATGGGTATGGTTTATAAAGGTCCAACGGAAAGAAAAGATGGAAATTCTGTAGTTCTTATTGTAGATCATTCTAAAAAAACATTTTTGCAAGAAACATATCCTGGACAAAAAAAAAAGAAAAAAAAAATAGATAAAAGTAAAGTAAAAAAAAAGACACTAAAAAAAAAGAACTCCAATTTGGGAAAAGAAATAAGACAAGGAAAAAGATTAATTAAAGAATTTTTACAATATGGTCAATCACAATTAGAAGAATCAAATGAAGAACAATTAAGTGCTATGATTAGAGCAGCAAATAATGGTTACTATTCTAATAATAAACCTTTGATGACTGATGAAGAATATGATATTCTTAAAGAATTTATTGAAGATAATTTTCCTGATAATCAAGCTATTCAGGAAGGACATACTCTATCTAGCGTTTCTGTTGAAAAAAAAAAGATGAACTTGCCTTTTGAAATGTGGTCAATGAATAAATTTAAAACTGAACAACAAATCAATACTTGGTTAAAAGATTATAAAGGTCCTTATGTTATTAGTGCTAAGGTTGATGGAGTATCCGCTGGTTATAGTACTATGGGAGATAAACCTACATTATTTACTAGAGGAAATGGTAAAGTAGGACAAGATATAAGTCATGCTATTGAATATCTAAATTTACCTACTGAAAAAGGTATTGAAATCAGAGGTGAGTTACTTATGAAAAAAGATACATTTGAAAAAAACTGGGAAGACAGATTTGCTAATGTTAGAAATATGATTGCTGGCACTGCTAATGCTAAGGAATCTTTTCCTGAAAGATGGAAAGATATTGATTTTGTTTGTTATGAAATAATTACACCTAATTTAAAACCAAGCGAACAATTTAAACTAATCAAAAAACAAAAAACTATTTCAGTAATTAATAAAAATATGAAAAATATTAATAAAAAATCTTTGTCAAAATATTTAATCGATTGGAGAGAAAATTATGAATATGATATTGATGGAGTAATTGTATGTGATGATAGAAAATATCCAAGAACAAGTAAAAATCCTAAACATGCCTTTGCTTTTAAAACTGTTTTAGATGACCAAATTGTTGAATCTAAAGTTGTTAATGTAATTTGGTCTCCAAGCAAAGATGGTTATTTAAAACCTAAAGTTCAAATACAACCTGTAAAACTTGGAGGTGCTGTTATTCAATATGCTACTCTTCATAATGCTGAATTTGTAATCAAAAATAAAATTGGATTAGGTGCTGTTGTTCAAATTTTAAGAAGTGGAGATGTTATTCCAAAAGTTGAAAAGGTTATTAAATCCGCATCTAAAATCAAAATGCCTGATGAATACCAATATAAATGGAATTCTACTAAAAAAGATTTAATTTTACTTAATGCTCAAGATAATGATATTGTTAAACTTAAACAGTTTGATGATTTCTTCTCAAAACTTGATGTTGTTGGACTAGGTAGAGGAAATATACAAAGAATTATGGATGCCGGATTTAAAACTATTCCTAATATTTTAACTATGTCTATCGATGATTTTATGACTGTTGAAGGTTTTAAAGAAAAAATGGCTAATAAAATTTATAATTCTATTCATGAAAAATTAAATTTAGTTCAACTTCCTCATTTAATGGGTGCTTCAAATATATTTGGAAGAGGATTAGGTATTAAAAGAATTATTGCTATTATGGAAGAATATCCTGATATTCTTATCAGTAAGGAAACTGATAAACAAAAATTAATTAAAATACAAAAAATAGATGGATTTAAGGAAAAAACTGCTATGTTATTTATTCCATATATTCCAAAGTTTATTAAGTTCTTGAAAGATATTAAACAAACTGATAAACTTAATAAAGTAGTAGTAAAAAATGTTAATAAGTCTCATCCCTTGTATAATAAGAAAATTGTTATTACAGGATTTCGTGATAAAGAATTACAACAAAAATTAGAAAATATTGGTGTAAAATTAGGAACAAGTGTTAGTAAAAAAACTTTTGTAGTATTGGTTAAGGATTTAGATGATGATACTGGTAAAGCTGATAAAGCCAGAAAATTAGGTGTTACTCTTCAAACTCCTGAATCATTTAAAGCTAAATATAAAATTTAAATTTTGCCATATCATTCAAATTTTGTTTAGTTAAACTTATTATATTACTCTCTATAAATTTATAATATCTTTCTTTTTTTTTTGTATCTACTACCATTATCTTATCACAATTTTTTAAATATTGCATATTATCACTTCCAAATTTTTCATTTTGACTTAAAGAATTATCATAATCTTTACTTCTTTTTAAAATATTCAAAGATAGTCTATCAAATATTTTTATTATATCTACCTTTTTTGACTTTTTCCACATACCCTTTTCAAATATATATAATTGTTTTACTTTATGACTAAAACATCGAAATGGATTATTTTCATTATCTATTATATTATTTATTAATATATTTGATAAACCCCTATAATAATCTGTATTAAATATCATATATAAATCATCTAATGTCACATTTACACTTGTTTTTAACCAAATATCTATTTCAATACCTTTATCATTTTTATTTAACCAATCTAATATATTTATATTTTTTATATCTTTATTTATTACTCTTTCTAATTTTTGTATCCTTTTTTCCTGTTGTTCATTTTTTTTAATTAAATCTTTTATTATAAACCACATCTCTTTTTGAGATGGTGAGATTACTTTATCGCTATGATTTATCAATATATGATTATTTAACTTACCTATCGTTTTATATGTTTTTTCACAATGAGGGCAATTATTCATTTAATATATTTAATATTATATATTTTTAATTATTTTCAATTTATTTATATTATTATAATATAAATGGCTTGTTATGATACTGTCAATCAAATCCGTGCATGTGGAACTGGTGATGCTTTTTGGAAAGGTTATACTAATGGTAAGTTCCCACAAGATCCATCCAAATATAATTCCCATCAAACAAATGTAATTGGTGGAATTAATAATTCAAAAAATCTTAGAACTTCCGCTTCTTCTTTTACCTTACTTAAAAAATCTCTTACTACTGTTCAACCTATAAAAGATAATTTACCTTCAAATCTTAATCCTGGAACACCTAACACTTCTTATACAAATACAGGTGGTCCTGGTGATGCTATCGCATCTATTCCTATTATAACTCATTCAGCATCAGGATACAAAGGAAGACTTATTTCTCAAACACGTCATACTGGTGTAGATGTTAAACATAACAGTTACGATAGATATTTGGCAAGAAAAAGAGGATTCAATATGAGATGTCAAAATTGTTAAATTCTTTACATATATATATATGTCTCAGGAAAGTGATAATTCATCGCAGCATAATCAAAGAAAAGACGCTTTGAATAATATGAATAATGAATTCGTTGAAACTTTAAATGACTTAATTACTAAAAAAAAAAAACTTGTTAAAAAAATTAATAAAGAAAAAAATAAATTAAATTTATTAAATGAAAAATTAAATAATTTAACAAATGAAAAAGACACTTTAGTAAATAATATTAAAAAAAAACAAAAAAATTTAGATGTTATTAATAATACTATAAACAGCACAAGAGCGGCACATCAAAAAATTGTTGAGGCATCTCACGTGTTATTAACAATAATTAAAAAAGATAAACAAAATATTAAAGAATAATCAAATTAATTTAAACCCATATTTACAATTAATATAAATATGGATAGAGTAGAACAATATAAAGCTGTTCAAAAAGAAGCCATTGATCTTTTTAAAAGAAAAAATAAAGATTATGGTGATGCCTTTGCTAATTATGGACCTGTTGGTGTTATTGTTAGAATGGGAGATAAAATTAATAGATTATCATCCGTTACTAAAAATCAAGTATCTTTAGTTCAAAATGAATCTATTCGTGACACCTTAATAGATTTACATAATTATGCTGCTATGGCTATTATGTTAATGGATGAAAAATAATATATTTATATTAATAAAATATGTTACCAGAAATAATAGAATTAAAAATATTAGAATATCTCTCTATAAAACCACAAAAAAGGTGCCGTGCTACAAATAATAAAGGAAATATTTGTAAGAAAAACGCAATCAAAGGTTATTTAATTTGCCAACATCATAAAAAGATTTTAGAAAAAAAAACAAAAAAATATCATATTCAATTCGCAGAATTATGTATTATGTTAAGAAGGGTTATAAAAAATAATAAATATAAGTACTTCGGCACTGATAATTATAATTCATGGTTGAAGGTGTGGTGTCAAAAAGAAAAATAAATTATTTACCTATAACTTCTATATAAAATATAAATTCACTGCCTTTCGCAGTAAATATATGTTCATCATTTTTTAATTTTTTTGATATTGTTGATGAATCAATACAAATACTATCCTGAATATCTCTTAAAGATTTAAATAACTCTACTTTTTTATCAGGAAATATAACCAAATAGTTATATTTTTTTACATAATTTAACATATCTTTTTCTAATGTCATTGACCAGGATTCATTTCCAATTGGATACATTTATTTTTTATTATTATATAAATTTTAAATCATTTATATTATATATGAGTTTATGGAATTCTTTTACTTGCTGGTATGAAGGAAGAAATAATTCAAATTATGAAAATAAATTACCTACAAAATCTAATGAACCCAATTTTACTATCAAAAACTTAATCTGTAGTAGTTGTTATAAATATCTAGATGATGAAAAAGACTATATTAAAAAAGCTATTATAGGTAATCATTTATTTGGATTTTGTCATATTGATTGTTATAATGATTGGTTAAAACAACCTCAACTTAGATTTTTAGGAAAAATTAATTAAATATTACATCTCTTACATATATAGATGTTTATTGATGCTTTAATTGGTGGTTTAGGTGGTATTATTTCTAGAACTTGCGTCGCTCCTATTGAATTAAATAGAATTCAAAAACAAAACTACTTTATACCTAATTCCACTTTAACTGATGTTTATAAAAAAGAAGGTTTCCGTTTTTTTTGGAAAGGTAATGGTATTAATTGTATTAGAATTTTCCCTCAAATTGCTATTAATTATTCCGTATTTAGAAAAACTAAAAAAATTTTAAAAAATAAACAAATTGATGATAATTTCATTAATTTCGCTTCCGGTTGTTCCGCTGGATGCATCAGTATGATTGCTACATATCCTTTAGAAACTACTAGAACTTATTTATCATTACAAACTAATAAAAATAAATATAATGGAATTTTAGATGCTTTAAGAAAAATTCCCCTAAGACAATTATACCAAGGTTCTAAAATGAGTTTATTTGGATTTGGTGGTTATAGTGGAATTCAGTATTCTTCATATTTTTACTTTAATTCTTTAATTAAAGATACATATTTTGATTCTAAACTTATCGGTGGTGGATTGGCTGGATTATTTTCTGTTACTATTACTTATCCTACTGATTTAGTTAGAAGAAGATTACAACTACAAGGTTTTGATTCTTCTGTTCCCAAATACAATGGTATTTTAGATTCTATTCGTAAAATATTTAAATATGAAGGCTTTTTTGGTTTCTATAGAGGATTAAGTATGACATATATAAAAACTGGTCCTGCTGTCGCCATTCAGTTTTGGTCAATTGAAAATCTAAACAAAATTATAAATAATGAATCTCACATATAAAATTGAAATTAATATTTTACATTTATTATTTTAAAATATAATATGAACAAACCTAGATTATGCAGACAAATTGGCGGACATCACTGGAAAAAAGGTATTATTCATCATTTAAAAAAAACATATCCTAGACCTAGAACTATTGTAGCAAGTTTTCATACTGGATGGGTTTATGTAATCGAAGATAAACCTAATTTTAATAAAAATAAATTATTACTAAGAACATTTCACATTAATTATCAAAATAATAATATTGATTTTGAATCTTCTATCTTTAATGAACAATTAAATTCATATTTAAATACTAATCCCTTATCTGTTATTACTGTTACTACTAATACAGAATTTAATAATTAATTTTATATAATCATTTAGTAAATGTCTATATATTTTTTAAATTTAAATAATTATAAACAAGACTTTTCAATTAAAGGTAATAATAAAGCTTTATATGGTGAAGTTCATACTCCATTTCATCTCATTATTGATATGTTTGATATGATTCCTGATATTTTTTTTGCTAATCCTAATCTCACCTGGTTAGACCCCTGTTCTGGTAAGGGATTTTTTTCAATTATTTTATATAAAAAACTTTTTAAATCTTTATCTAGTTCTATTTTTGACCCTATTGTCAGACATAATCATATTATAACTAATATGATTTATATTAATGAAATTAATTCTGAATTTATTCCACTCCTTAAAAAATTATTTGGAGAGAATTCTAATATTTCTAATAAAAATTTTTTTGACATCAAAAAAAAATTTAATTTTATTATTGGTAATCCTCCATTTAATTTTAATGGATTAATAAAGACTCCCACTAAAACTTCCTCAAAAAAAAAGATGGTAAAACTATTTGGCAATATTTTATTACGCATTCTATATCCTTACTTAAAAATAATGGTTATTTACTTTTTATTACTCCTTCCATTTGGATGAAAAATGACCATTCAATATTTAAATTACTTAATCAATATAATATTATTAAAATAAAAACTATGAACAATACACAAACTAATAAAATTTTTAATAAACAAGCTCAAACACCTACTTGCTATTTTTTAATACAAAATAAAAAAACTGATGATTCTATTTCATTATTATATGATGACACCTATAAAAAATATATCAAATATAATAATTTTATGAAATTATCCTTACCTTTATTTGTTCCTTCTATTATTCAAAAACTAATACCATATACTTTAAAATATGGCTCTTTAAAAGTTAAAAAAACTAATATGAGACCTGGTTATAAAGGATTAATCGTTAAATCTAAACATTCCAAATTTACCACCTTTCGTAATATAAAAACCTGCAAATTAAATAATTTACAACCTAAATTAATAATAAATTATTCAAATATACCATGCTCTTATTATAATAAACCTAAATTAGTATTAGCACACAAAATGTATGGATTTCCTTATCTTGATTATTCCGGCATATTTGGAATATCTAACAGAGATAATTATGTTATTTTAAAAAAATCATATCCAGATTTTGTAAAGTTACACAAATTTCTCTCCACCAATTTTATTAGAACTATTTTTGAAGCCACCAGATATAGAATGAGTTATTTAGAAAAATATATATTTGATATTATACCTGATATTACTAAGATTAATAATTTCCCAGATATTATTACTGATAATACTCTTTGTAACTTTTTTAATTTAGATGAATTGGAGAGAAATATTATTCTTACTTTTCACAAAAAATATTTATCACTTTAATTTATATGAGTAAATGTGCTATAACATCTCAAAAAGAAATAAACAAAGGAGTAAAATGTGAATCGTGTTATGACAAAGATACACAATTTGATAGTTATAAAAAATGTCATATAAATAGATTAACTTCTGAAAGAGAATATTGGATGAATCACTTTAAAAACACGTTGATTGAATTTATAAATACAAATTGTGCGACCGAAAAAGATAAACATGAATTTTTAAAAAGATACAAAGAACATTGGGCAAAAGCATGGAACTTTTCGAGTGAATTAGACAATGTGCACCACAAAAGATTTTTTACACCATCAGAATACAATTTAATTCCAAAAGATTTGATTGAAGTTATTAATAATTTGATGGAAAATGAATACCCTTATCATAAGGGCGCCTGGAGCACCGCAAAAAGTCATATTTCAAACCTAGGAAAAAAAAAATTGCCAGATTTTAATGTTGATCCATTAATATATTTTAGAACAGTTCAGGATATTAAGAATCGTTATTGGAATGAATTATATAATTATAATACTATTAAAAACGGCGGAGCGAAAAAAAAACTCAAAAAACCCAAAAAAACCAAAAAACGTATTTTAACAAAAAAGAATAGGAAAAAGAATAGGAAAGTCGAGATTGACAAATTTAAGCAGGATATTGATTTTATATTAAACAATCAATCAAATAATAAATATCCTAATATGACTGCTAATGATTTAATTGCGTTTAATGATAAAATTTTGGCTAGACACGATAATTTACATTCTCCTGGTGATTTCCAGAAAAAAAATAGACCTATTCCTAATTTTGCTCCAGTGGAAGAAGCTATTAAATTAGAAAACAAAAGAAAAAAAACAAAACCAAAACCAAAACAAAACTCTAAAATTCATAGAAAACTTTTTGGTGGTAAAAAATCTAAAAGACGTAGAAGAAGGAGACGCAGAAAAACCACTAGAAAAAAACGTTAAAATATTAATCCTCTTAAATATAATATAAATAACAATTCATAATTTATATTATATGGAAGTAGAAGTTGTAAGATTTAATAAAATAAGTATAGGTAGTATGGAAACTATTATAGTAAAAAAATTCAGTGATACAGAAGAAGCAAATAATTATTATACAAATTGGAAATGTGATGAATCTAATAATGATAATATATTAGTATTGGGAAAACAATGGAATGAAACAGATAAAACAGAAATAAAAATAACAGATGATTATAAGTATTTATATACATATAGTGTAAATCTATGGGATTTAGAATATAATGATATGACACATTCTCATAATTTTGAAATTTACGCAAAATAAAGAATAAAAAAAGCACTAAAAAAAATGAACTCATATACATATATGAATTCATTACCAATAGAAATTGAAAATGAAATTTTTTCTTATATAATAACTTGTAATTCCCATCACAAATATATTATAAATAAATCTACATTACAGTATTATAAAAAATGTGCGGAATATAGATTTTGTGCTCCAATAAAGATATTTAATAAAGATATTTGTCAAATTTGTTATGCAGAAGAAATTCAACATTTAAAAAGAATGAGTTTTGGAATTTAGGAATGTTATTATCTAAACTTT